GCGGTCAAAGGCAAGCCGCTGTTTCTCGTTTCCACCGGGAGGGCATCACTGTGAAATCCTACGGCCAACTGGAGCTGGATCGCGTCGCGCGCCGCTGGCGCATCACCCAACTCGCGCCGCACGTCGCGATCGCGTTCAAGCGCATGTTCCCCCGCGTGCCCGTCACATCGACCGAGATCGGGATCAGCGACACCGACGAGGTACGCGCGGATCTGCACTGGTTCATGTCGCGCTACCCGCTCGACCATGACGAATGGGACGAGCTCGACGCCGCGGTCGATCGGCTGGCCTACCGCGCGGCCGAGCGGGAGCGCATCCTGCTGCCCACATGGAAGCCGGGCGAGCTCCAGGGCTTCAAGGAAGGGAAGGCCGCCTATCTCTATCAGACGCAGGCGGCGAAGATCGCGGTCGCGAACGGTGGCATGCTGCTGGGCGACGATGTCGGCCTCGGCAAAACGATCAGCGCGATCGCGGCGCTGCTGTTCGGCGCGCCGATGCCGGCGGCGATCGTCGTCCAGCCGCACCTGGCGGGGCAGTGGAAGAAGCGGATCGAGGAATTCTCCTCGCTGCGCGTCCACATCATCAAGGGGCGCACGCCCTATGATCTGCCAGAGGCGGACGTCTATATCTTCAAATATAGCAACGTCGCCGGCTGGGTGGACATCATCAAGGAAGGGCTGTTCCGCTCCGTCGTCTATGACGAGGTCCAGGAGCTGCGCCACGGCTATGGCACGTCGAAAGGCGCCGCCGCCGGCGTGCTGAGCAACCGGGCTGAGTTCCGCATGGGGCTGACTGCCACGCCGGTCTACAATTATGGCGACGAGATGCACGCCGTCATGGAGTTCGTGAAGCCGGACCTGTTGGGGGACTGGAGCGAGTTCATCCGCGAGTGGTGCAGCTCGGGTCGCATCGTTTCAAATCCCGACGGGCTTGGCTCCTATCTGCGCGACACCGGCTATTTTCTGCGGCGCACGGAAGATGACCCGACCGTCGACGCATCGATGCCGCCGCCTAATATTCTGGAATGGGAGATCGATCACGACCTGGCCGCCGTCGAGGGTGAACAGGAGATCGCGCGCCAGCTTGCCCAGACGGTGCTGAGGGGGAGCTTCGCCGAGGCCGGCCGCGCCGCGCGCGAGCTCGATATGAAGATGCGTCAGCTGACGGGCATAGCGAAGGCGAGGGCAGTTGCAGCCTATGTGTCGCTGCTGCTCAAGGACAGCCCGCGCGTGCTGCTCGCCGGCTGGCACCGCGAGGTCTATGATATCTGGCGGGACGCGCTCGCGCCGTTCAACCCGGTGATGTACACCGGGTCCGAGAGCGCCGCCGGCAAGCAGCGCAGCGTTGACGCATTCTGCGGCGGCGATTCCCGCGTGATGATGATGTCGCTGCGATCAGGCGCTGGCCTCGATGGCCTGCAACATCATTGCAACGACGCCGTCGTCGGCGAGCTCGATTGGTCGCCGCAGGTTCACTATCAGTTTTTCGGCCGCCTGCGCCGGCCAGGGCAGGAAAAGCAGGTGAACGCGCATTATCTGCACACGAACTGGGGCAGTGATCCGGTGCTGCTGGAGATGCTCGGCATCAAGGCTGACCAATCGCGCGGCATCAACGATCCGGGCATCGCGCCGAAGCCGCGAATGACGGACGAGAGCAGGTTGAAGGTGTTGGCACAGCATGTGCTGGCATCATAATCACAAAGAGGCTTGAGCTAGTTGAATTTTGCACCTGTTGAGTATTGGTCGACATTTTTGAAATGCATCTTAAACTTCATTATCGTTCCAAGTACCGCATCCAATGCATCTGCGAGTGTCTGCATGACAGGAAGACCTTCTAAGCGAGATGGCATATCGAATAGCAAATCGTATTCGATCTCAGGATTGCCTACAATCGGACTGCTGCTATAGAATGCTGGTCCGCCAGTGATAGTAAATTCTCCGATTAGCCCAGACCCGTCCGCAAATTTGATGCTATTAATCTTGGCGTTGGTTACCCTTGGCGTCATAAGTCTATGCTTGTCGATCGCATCCGATGTTATGACCCTCCACAATAAATCTCCAGAAGTAATTGAGCCATGATCTCTACTGAAAGGCTGAATTTGGTCGATTATAAGCTTATCAAGGCCTGGGTAAGATTTTTGAAGATTAAACATTGCCAATTGTCTTCCATGCTTTTTCTTTCCATTAGCGGAAACATCGGTGAAGCTGTCTCTTAAATTTTCTAAAGTTTCACTGAATGGGAATATTATTTGGGAATCGTCTATGTTCGCTTCGCGCGCCAAGGATGCCACTAAATAATCCAGTGATGTCCGCATGCATCGTATGCAATCTCCAATATATAGGCTCACCTCCGCAGGGGCGTCGACATGGTCATATGAATAGGCGAAGCCTTTTGCCGGATTTTCTTTATTATTAATAACGGAGATGTGATGTTTTATATAATTTTCCCATGTTAGGCTCGCAAAATAAGCAGATCTGTATGCCCAGTGATATTTTAATTCGGATTCGTAAAATATTGATCTTTTATCATTGGATAGGTGATGATATTTTGGTATCTTAAATGCTATAGATTTCATTTTTCACCTTCTGACTTGTTATAAACTGGGTGCGATGACTTAATTGCCATATTCGTCAGGCTAAGCATTTGATCACGATTGATGCGAATGCGCAACGTATTTGGGCGTTGCAAATGCTTGACCGAATCGCACGGTGTTCTGCATATGTTCACGCAGGAGAACAGCCATGGAATTGATCGAACAGGTGCGCGCAGCCGTCGCTGACGCGCTCGATGCACGTGGGTTCAGCAACAAGGCGTTCGTCGCCGAGCTTCGCGAGGGCAAGCGTGACGACAGTCCGTACATGGTCGGCGCGATGGCGTGGGCGGAAAAGGAGCAGGCATGAAAGACGATGTGAAGGCGAAGTTTCGCGCGTTTGCTGATCGGTTTGCCAAGGATGCGCCGGTGCTCGATACGGGCCTGGCCGGCGCGGACCTGCATGAAATCGCCGATATGGTCGAAAGCGTCGTGGGGATTCCGGAGATCGACCTTCGCGACCTCGGCCGCTTCTGCAATCTACGGCCGATCAGCTGATGGGCCGCATCGACTGGATCCCGATCGCCGAAATGCCTGACCATCTGAAGGACGGGCGCGACTTGCTCTTCTGGAGCGACGACGAGGCCGTGATCGCGCTCTGGGACAAGTTCATCACCGGCGAAGACGATTATTACGAGGACTGGGCGACGCGAGAGGGTGGCAACCTGATGGGCGCCACCCACTTCGCGGAGATCAATGCTCCGGACTGGCCGCTGGCTGGCTGATTTCCGTCGCCCAGCCATAAGCGCCCTGGGCATAGGCCGTATTCTCAGCGCAAATGAGCGCGTCGCCCTGCGATATCAGGATGGTGCCGAAGGGGATTCCGTCACCGGCTCCGACAGGAAGGTCGGGATCTTCGGTGCCTTCAGCAGGAATGCCGGCGGCGTCGGCCGATCGGCGCAGATCGGCGCCGCTGCCCGGATGTCGAGCGGCTTGAGACCGCACGAGGCTAGTGTAGCGCTCGCGCAGAGCGTCATAGTCAGACTGAGCAGATTGAGCCGCTTTCGCATCTTTCGCCTCCTGTTTGGCCTTCTGTTCGAGCGCATCCGCCTTCGCCTCGGCCTGGGTGTGCGCGACGGATGTCTTCCAGATCTCGAACTTGCCGCGCTCCTCGGCGAGCGTGGCGCGCGTGAGCAGCAGCGCCGCCACCAGCACGGCGATGACGACGCCAGCCGCGATCGCGACGGCAAGACGGATGTTCTGCATGGTCACCACGGCATCATTCTCCCGTGCCGAGGATCATGTCCCCGATTTGCTGGCCGCCGGCGCTAAGCGCACCGAGCGCATGAAGATCGTTGGTGTCGCCCCAGCCGTAGACCTGAATCCGACCGTCCTTCATCACCTGTACCGCAACCATGGCAGAGGTGCCGACAAACCCTTCAGCCTCTTCGGTTTCGATGCTATCGGCCGCACGACGCAGCATGTCGGGGATCGACCGGCAATTCTCGGCGTAGATGGTGTGGACTTCGGCCAGTTCGGTCACCGGACTGCCTTCACGCGCGCTTCAAGGTTCTCAGGCGTCTTGCCTGCGACGATCCCGGTGTAGCAAACCTCCTGAAGGCGGCGGCGACGCAGCGACAGGCCACGGATTTCGCGGCCGCCAGCCTTGTTGAACTTGATCAGCCAGTCACAGCCCGCCTTCCACTGCTTGGCGCGCCAGAAGCGGACCAGGCTCGATTTGCAGACGCCGGCAGTGCCGATGTTGAAGGATAGGTCGACGCCCGGCACCGCCTGATATGGCCGACCGTAAAGCTCTGGGATGCACTGAATGACCGGCTCGGCGTGCGCGATCAGCTCTTCCTCGAGCTTCTCGTTGCATTGCGCCTCGGTATAAGTCTGCCCGAGCTTCATGCCTTTGGTGATACCGTCACACGCCGTGGGCACGCCTACGATATCAAGGTAGACCTTCAGATACTGCTTTCCCGCGATGTGCTTGATCTGGACCGAGCTGTCCTGCTGCACGGTGGCATCCACCTTGCGGCCGCTTTCCTCGCGCGGGATGATGACAAATAGCATCGCTGCGGCGAGGGGGGAGCCGAGGACGGCGGCCAGCGTGCGCTTCTTCACGCGCTTGCCAGTGACGACGATGGGTGGCGGGAGATCGTCAGCCATCCTTCTTCTCCTTGGTCAGCACGCGGGCGAGGGGGATGATGACGAACAGGACCAGAGCGATCGTGTCAGCATGGGGGATCGATGCGCGGACGTCTTCCGGCAGGCCCAACCAGGTTTGGCCTGCGACCTCAGCCGCCACCATGAGCAGCGCGCCGGCCGCGCTGATGCGGACCGACGCCCACTTCCAGGCATGGCGCCATTCGTCGATGAGCTTGAGCTTCATCAGTCACCCCCTCCGAGATTGTGGAATCCCTCCAGCCGACGGATGCGACGATCGGCGTCGGCGTAGCGCGCGTCCTGGCTCTCGACCTGCGCCTTTTGCCGCTCGTCTATGCGGACGAGGGTCTGCTGCATGTCGTTCACCGTCGTCACGAGCCAGATGAAGATCCCCACGACGCCGGCCGTCATGACCGCGCTGATGATGCCTGCCGCCCACTTCATTGGTGCTGGGATGTCCACTACTGGTTCGGGAAGGGGGCGCTCATGTTTCGTCAGCGCTATGTCGGCAGCCTGCTCCGCGAGGATACGGAACTGCGCGAGGACGGCAGGATCGGTGCCGCCCATGTCAGGCGCGCTCCAGATGCAAGGATGTCAGGGATTTCCGCGTCATCGTGCCGTCCTTGTGGACCGCACATCATGCGCGATTGATCGAGGGCCTCAGTCTAGCCGATTGGCGAATCGGTGCCAATGGCCAATGTAGTTCACGGATATTGGGGCAGTCAGGGCATGGATGATTTCGAGCACAGATGCTGGCTTGGCGGATCTTACAATGCCGGCATCGATGGGCAGCGCGTGGCGATCTGCGGTTTCTCACATTATTCGGACGAGGGCGATGATCCCGACCTCACCAACATCGTGCTCACGGATGTGATGAACGGTGCTCGATATCGCTTCTTCGTGTCGATCGCGCAGGCGTTCGGTTTTGAGGATGCCGTCAGCTTCTGGCCGCGAGTGCTGTTCTTCAACTTCATCCCCACAAGTGTTGGTGTGAGCGCGGACCGCTACTCTGCCGGCAGCGCGGATCAGATAGAGCGCGGAAAGGCACGCGTCCTGCGCCTGATCGACGAGCACCGCCCCGACAAGCTGTTCGTCTTTTCCCGTAAGGCTTGGGACAACTTCCCGCTAACCGTTGAGGAAATGCGAGGTGAGCCGCTCCACGGCGCGTTGAAGTGGGGGATTTATGAACGACAGAGCGGTCGCAAGACGGTGGCGATTGGGTTGCGCCACCCCCAGTTCGCCCGCGCCGAAGAGCTTCGCGCCGCTGTCACCGCTGGGATGGCGATCGTCGCATAAAGCGAATGCTCGTCGATTTGACTCCTCCTTGCGTGATAATCACAATCGCGAGCGAGGAGGCGCCCATGGACGACATCCGCATACCAGATAAGGCCGAGTGCTGGGCCCGCGCTCGCGCCGTTATCGAAGAGCACGGTGATGGGGTTGGCGCCTTCCTGGACTTGATGATCGATGCCTGCATGCAGCAGCGTGACTTGCAGCACCTCAGCGAGTGGCTCGTGATCCAGAATTGTGTCGGCATGATTGTGAACGGGCAGGGTGGCGGGACGCATTGATACCGAATTTCCCTGATATCCTTGCAATCCCGGTTTCAATCGTTAGCTATCCGTATCTATAGGAGGCAGCATGAAACCGGACGAATCGATTTTGCTTGCTTCCGCGCCGATCAACGAAGTCGGATTTTCCTTCGCGACTGAGAGCTGCTTGGTAGATCCTTTCTACGTCTCTGAGCTACGCGGGAAGTTCGCTGATGAGTATCCTGAGATTGAGCGGCACTATCCGGTAGCTGCTCTGGACTTTACTCCGCTCGGCTCCAACCCTTCTCTGATCGGTGAAAATGACCGCGGTGTAGCACCACGTTATTGGTTCGTCTCAACTGACGGCACCAGGCTCGTGCAGACGCAAGAGCGCATGGCGAGCTGGAACTGGCGGCGGCGTGACGGCTTTGAGGGGAAGAACCCTTACATTGGCTACGACCAATGCAAGGCGCAGGCACTGGCCGCGTTCGACGTCATAGAACAGAATGCGCGGCGGGATGGGGGGCATCCGCCTGTCATTTCAGGCGCTGAACTCATGTACGACAACATCGTGCTCGTGCCTCAAGGCACACCAGATAGCCCTGTCCGCATAGAGAACCTGCTCAGTATCTGGAAATCCGGCAACCACCGCCAGATGGGCGGCCTGCAGATCAGTTGGTTTGAGCCAGTCGAGCACACAGGCTTCGGTGCCCCGATCGCGCTTAGCGTGGGGATTACGCTCGCCGCACTGGCGCAAGCTCACTCGGCTGAGCCCGTACCCATTCTCAAGATGCAATTTCGCGTTATGTCGGTTGACGTAACTTGGGATAATAAATCCGCGTTCTTTGATATTGCGCATACCGCGATTTCAGAGAGCTTTGATAAGCTGATTTCGGATGAACTGCGCGTGAGGCTGTCTCAATGATGCACCAAGCGATCTCGGCGAGCACGTCCACTGCTCATGTCACGATGGTCCCGTTAAAGGCAGCGGTGAACTCTATGGCAGGGAACACCGATTTCATCATGTTGAATAGTAATGGCATTCCGCTGCAAGAGGCGATGAGTGTCTTTTCGGCTGGTGCAAGCCGAATTTCCTGGCTTGATCAGCAGGCGAGGAAAGTTCGGTCGCTCCAGCATGATTGGGACGGATACGGTGCGGACCCGATAGACGCAAACGTGCTGGAATTTGTGTTGGGCATCTTGAGGAATGCTCTTCCTCGGGATTCTGTGCCGGGGAACCTGGTACCAGGCGCTGACGGATCTGTGCAGGCGGAGTGGCATCTGCGAAACGTGTCGTTGGGGCTCCTGGTTGAAGAAGATAAAACCGTTTCGGCATGGAGCTACAATCCGACGATGGCGGTTGAGACTGAAAAGTTCGGCATGGAGGCGATCAGTTACTTCATGTCGCTCGCGAAAACAGCGCTGGCGAATGTGTAATCCAGATCCCCAGCCGTATCATTCCAATCACCGCTACAACGATCCCAAGATCGAGGATGAGTCGCGGCTGCTGCGGCATTGCCGCACGCCGGTGCAAATCGTTTCCTGCGAGATCAACGGGAAGAAGATTTCTGACCGAGCGTTTGCTGGCAAAAAGAGCGAAGCCGGCCTGTCTGTCGATCTGAATTGTCTCCTCGAGAAGGACGGAAAAGGCTCGTCGCACAGGTTTGGAAAATTGCCGAACACTTACGCCATTCTCTCAGTGACTGCTGCCGAGGCCAGGGCGAACAGCGCTGGCGTGGCCTATACGCCAAAGCCGGAGGAGCCGGAGCTTGAGGGGGCTGCACGCGAGGCGAACCCCTATCATGGTGAGATAATTCATCCGATGACAGGGGCGCAGGCTCGCGCACTATTCAGGGCTTCTACAACGGTGCATTCGATCCTTTGAAAACCGGAGGCGCCTATTCCTGCGCCTCCTCGCCTCCACCGTCTGCCGCCTGGAACCGCATCTCGCCCGCTAGCTTCGGGTTGATATAGATCCCGTTCCGCATCTCCGCTCGGCGACGCTCGCGCGAGCGCAGCGACCGGCGAACATCCTTCGCTTTGATCGCCCAGCCGGGATGCGCTTCGTTACGTCAACGTCTAGACCTTAGTCCGCCTCGCGATTACTGCATTTGTGGGTTTTACGAGGGGGGGGGATATGATGCGCTTTCTGAAATTTGCCTTGGCTGGAGCTTCGCTTCTGTTGACAACACCATCATTGGCCGACACATATTATTACGTCGCAGCCGTTGAAAGTGCGTCTCATTTCGTAAATGAAGAATCTATTGTTTGGTCCGAAAATGAAGTTTCATTTTGGGTTGTGCAAGTGTCAGATGATGAGGCGCAGAAATTTAGCCATACGCAAATCCGGCAGACTATTAATTGCTCGACGCGTCGGCTAACTCCCACAAATGTATCTGTCTATGATTATAAGAATCATCGGATATCGTCGTTTTCACCGAACATCACGGGAGAGTACATAGAGCCTGGCACAGTCGGTCAAGATTTGTTTGTAGCCGTATGTAAGAACGGCATGAGCGATGATCCACACATGTCTGCCGAGACCCCATTTTTGCTTGCCACGCAATGGAGATCGCAAGTCGCTAAAATCAAAGGGCAGCATTGACATCTCGCGAATCATATTCGCCTTTGAACAACTCAGCGGAATTCAGTCGGTAAACCGGCAGGCGCACTATTTCAGCCGGAATTGGAGCTTGTCGCGGATTCGCAGGCACCGCCAATGGGCGCCTCTGATAGCGATTGGCGGCGAAAATATTATGAAGTATGGTCCGGATCGCTCCGGCGCCCGCTCCAGCTCGCATCCCAGCCTTGGCTGCATCTGCACTGGTCTTGAAGGCGGGTTGCCGGAGCACCTCGTTTAGTGTCAATTCAAGATTGGTCGCGCTCACGTTCGTGGCGCCTACTCACTATCGTCTCCACTATAAATTAACGGGGTTGCTTCTTCATTGAGTCTCGCTGCCAGCTTTGGATTTAGATATACCCCGCCCTGATTCCGCTCACGCATCCTCCGCCGCGTCCGCATCGACTGACGCACACCACGCGGACTGACCGGATCGTCAGGATTTTCTTTATTGAATTTCTCTATCCGTGCGACAATTGGCCCAGTATCTTTGCCTTGTTGAATAGCTAGGTCAAAATCGGCCAATATCTCGCTTCGCTGATCGAGAATGCGCTTTTCCTTATTTTTCTTTGACCGATTGTGATCGTACAGTTCCGCAAGCTCTATGGGGGTAAAGCCCAACGCCTGCTTGAGAACATCGCTTGCGTCCATATTCTCAATCAATGGATCGCCATTCAGCGTTCGCGCGCCCTCTGTCATGTATCTCGCGGATCGCATGAGATCCTTGGCAAACTTCGGCAAGATTGTTTCGACGCCGCGGTAGATCTTGCCGTCTGCAATCATTGACGTCCCGATCCACGTGTTACGCAGGATGCCAATGCCGGCTCCCGCGAATTGCAAGAGCCAATAGTCGAATTCAGTCCCGCCTTCCAATTCTCGATCTGGCGACTGGAACCATAGGTCCGGCATGCCAATACGCCGAGAGAGATCGACACCAAGTGTGTCGCCAGGCACGCCATTCAACGCCATACCACCCGCGCGGCGCCCAAGGGTGGCAATTATCGCCTTTGCGAAATCGTCTTCAGTATCATCGCCGAAGAACATCGAGGCCAAAAGCATTGCCACGCCGTACATCCATGTCCCGCGGATGCCGGCCGTCAGCATCATCATACCAGTGACGCCCGCGAGCTGCATCCGCGCCTCGCGCCGTTCGGCGGCAGTAACGCCCTTTTTGCTTAACGACTGTCGCACGTCTCGGAAGAGCCTCCAGAGCATGTTGACCTGGAAATTCTTGAACGTCAGCACAACCTTGGCAAAATCTGACTGCATAATGCGCGGTCGGCTGGTGTTTTGATAATCGAAGTGGATTTTCCAGGTCAGATTCGAGGCCGTCTTGATTGCCATATTATGAGGCTCACCTTTGCGGCGCGCCATTCGATATGCGGCCAAGAAAGTCACCTCGCGGTTCATGCGTTCGGTATGGTGGAAGGCTAGGCTGATATAGCCCATAACCTTCGTGCGGATTGGACTGTATTCCACGCCAGTTTCTCCCACACCGGCCAAGTCATGGGATTGAGTGCGCTCGATGAGGCCTGTTTCGTATGCCTGCAGCATGGCATCACGCTCTTGCTCGCTTAGCGCGCCTGCCTTCGCCGCATGACCTTTGCCAGCAGTAAAGTCCTTCAATGCCTTCGTAAGTTCGAACGAGGCTCGGCTTACTCCACGCCCTGAGCTTCCTTCATAAGCTGCCAGAATGGGCACGCCCATTACAGCGGTCTGAGCGACATTGACCAGCGCGGCAGCAGGGCTCACCGAGAGATGATAGACGAATGCAGCTGATGTTATGGTCTGCGCAATAGGGCCGCCGGTCGGGTTCATGACGAATTGATTGCGCCGCTCCATCTCATTCACGATGAGGCCGGCACGAACGGGATCGGGCATCGTCTTCGCCTGGTCGCGCGCGAGGGCGATGGCCTCGTCCAGATCGAGTGCATATTTCAGGCGAGCAAGTTGGTGGGAGCCGTGAAACATGTGACTGCCGAACGCGCGTAGGGCATCGCGAGAAAAGCCCGCCCGTCCTTTCCGATGGATGCGGTTCGTGCGAACTGACATGTCAGGCATGGTCTCAAGCCAACGCTGCCACACGGCATCTCTTACTGAGTCAGTGACATCCGCGCCCTCAAGAATAGCCTCGATGTCAGTGATGAAACGAGCGTCGACTTGCTTCTTCAATGCGCCAGCATCCTCAAGAACGCCGACCGTGACATCGTGCCCGATTGCACGCATTTCCCTCGCGAAATCCTGCTGCTCCTTCGGGCTTTCAAAGCGCGAAAAGCTCGCAACCTCGCCCGATTTCTTGTCGCGCGCAGAAACAAAGAAATTGCCGAAGCGGGCCAGTGGGAAGTACGGCCCAGACAGATCATTTGTCTCGAAGAAGGCGCGAAGCCGCGTCATGCGCGCGCCCTTGGCATAGCGCTGAACGCGGGACTCTCGGTTATAGACCTTGTCCGCCTCATCGAATGCCGCCTGCTTTGCCTCCTCCGACAATTCGGAATCGGCGATGCGGATCATCTCAGCATCATAGCTACGCTTGGCTTGGCGAAACTTGATGTCGAGTGCTTTACTGAGGTTGTCGAGAAGGACCTGCTCGAACGCATCAGACATTTCACGATATGCATCTCTAACATTGACGTAGATCTGCCGCGCCTTCATCGGCAGTTCATCCCATGCCTTCTTGAGATTTTCATGGTCAGCCCGGCGCTGACGATCGATCTGGGCGCGCTCGCTCGCTTCCTCGAACCCGGACGCATCGGGGCCAGCCGCCAGGGCCTCGCGATCCTGCGGCGTGAGGATGGAGACAAAAGGCTTCGCAGGATCCACGCCCGCAAGCGTCGCCTCGTGCATCAAGTCCATGAGCTTCAAGTTGCCTTCACGATTGAGCACGCGAAATCTGAGCCAGGGTTGTGCTACGTCGTCAGCTTTAGCGTGCCACTTGTCGCGCAACGCATCCATGGCCTGTTTTAAATCCAGATATTCTCGCGCTGCTGGTATTCGGCCCGCCAACTCCGTCAGCAAGGGGCGCAAAGGAATCCAGCCGAGGATGCTTGCCCGACCGTCCATCGCTTTAGTGATGGCGTTTGATATCAGATCCGGCGTTGCCTCGGCCACTTCGCGTTCAGAAGGTACGACCCGGCTGTACCGCACCTCGCCCGCCTCATTCGTGACGGCGAAAGGCTGAGACCGGAGCGCGGCGATAGCCAGGCTCTGCAACTGCGCCGGCGTCACACGCCCGGCCTGCGCGCCAAAGCGACGCAGCATCCACGCCTTGAACACGCCGAGCAGCCGATCGACGACGTCGCGGATGCCGGCCGGCAGTTTCGCCCGCTCCTCGATCGCGTAGGCGCCAAACTCCTCGGCGGTGTACGCCGCTGGCGGACGGGCGCGATCGACGCGATCCAGCGCCGCCAGCAAGAATGGCGACACATCGCGCTCGCCGCTCACCAGCAGGCCGGCCGCATTGCTGTAGAGCCGGCCTAGGCGCTGGATCAGCGGCTTCCACTTCGCCTCGCCAAGCAGCGGCTCGACGCCAGCATGGAACATCTCATGCAGCAGCACGGGGAGGGCGGTCGCCTCGGTGAGCTGGTCCGCCACGAGGTGAATGCGCCCGTCCGGCGTCGTGAGGCCCTGCACGCCAGACTGTGCCTCGCTCGCGAGCGACGCGTCATCCTCCGGCTTGGCGGCATAAATATTCTGGAGTATGCTTCTCAGCGCTCCGGCACCTGCTCCAGAATGCACATCGGCTCCGGCCGCTTGTCCGCTGGTCTTGAAGGTGGGCTGTCGGAGCACCTCCCTCAAAGCGACCTCATGCACGTACATGCGCTTGGCGTTACGCGAGGACTTGATCATCACAATCTCGACCATGTCCTGGTTGCCCATGCGGATTGGCGCCGCCACGAAATATGCCATACCGCCGTCGCTCGCCCCGATGAGCGGCTCGCTATGCACGATCTTGCCCCGACGCAGAACGTCCGGAACCGCTGCAAACGCCGCCGCCTTCGCGCGGCCGAGCCCGTGAGATACGGAGTTCTTCACCGCTACCGCGTCGATCGACACCTCGCCGATGCCGGGCGTCTCGACGGTCTCTCCGCCATTCTCGCGGTACCAGCGCGTCACCTTGGACGTGAGCGGATAGCCGTCGGGCGCGAACTCGTCGCCCTTGAGCGTCACGACGGGATCGCCGTCGAGGAAGGCGCGGATGCTGGCGCGCGAGGCGCCGATCGGCAGGGTATCGGCCGACTGGTGCAGAACGATCCGCCCAGCGTCGATCCAGCGCTGAATGGCAGGGGCGAACTTCGACTTGTCGAGCGTCGCCTTCAGCGCGTCGGGCGATGCGAACATGTCGCCAGCCGGGATCGGCTCCAGCGCCTCGCTGAAGAGGTCGACATCGTCGTCTACCGGCTCGGTCTCGGCAGATTCCACTTCCGGCGCGGATTCAGCGTCCGCCGAATCCGGCTCGGCGACCTCTTCCTCAGCGGCTTCAGTCGAGGCCGTATCAGCGCCTTCGTCGCTGGCACTTGTGTCAGCCTCCTCGGCCGACAGCACCTCGCCACGCACGATTTCAGGCTGGCCGCGCTCGACCTCCCAGGCGATGGTATCGGCGAGATCGATCGCGGACAGGTCCACCGGCGCCCAGCGGTTGGTGCCAGCCGTCGCCTGCTTGTCGCCTTCCTTGGTCGAGACACGGTACATCAGGGACACGCCAGCACCATCGGTCGGCACGACGCCGCGCAGCGAACCAGCGCCGACGATCGCGAAGACGTTGGTGCCGCTCGCGGGGTGACGCAGATGCAGCGTGACGTCGCCAGACACCGCGACACCGCCCGTGCGACGCGCCACGGGGTTCGATGCTTCCCCTTTGGCATTGGGGTGCGGCTCGAAGCCGAGCGGGCGGAGCGCGGCGGCGACCGAACGCATATAGGCCGCCGCATCGCCGAGGAACGCGTCTTTCAGGCCGTCCTTCAGCCCTTCGCCGGTGTCGATATTCTCGCCGCCCTCGACGGGCATCCAGCCGTCAATGCGATCGACGCCCCAATCGCGCAGCTTCCGCGAGCCAGCGGCGGCAGGCTTCTCGCGCTTCGGCCTGGCTACCTCGGTGCCGAGTGTGACGGCCTCTTCCACGGGCAGGCCGGGCTTGAGCAATTCGGCGTGCGCGGCGCGCGATTCCTCAGGCGTGGACATGCCGGCCGTGTCGAGGCCGGGATAGTTGCGCGCCCCCTCCCAGAAGGACAGGAGATAGGGCGTGATGCGCTCGCCGAAATCAGCACGCATCGCGGCGGCATAGTCGGCAAACTTGCGCACGCCTGCCTCGATGTAGGCGCCGGCGATCGTCATGCCGTCGACGAGCACTTCCGGATCGATCCCGCTGTTGATGCGGTTCATCTTCTCGCGGAGACGCGCGCGCGCCGCCTCGACCTTGTCGGCGGTGAAAAGCTTGTTACTGCTGAAGACGTCGTCAGTCGTTTGCGCAGATTCGGCTGGCGGCACCGGCGCCGCGGTTGCCGCCGGTGGAGCATCAAGGGTCGCACCTTGCTCCGCCGGCGACACTTTACCAACAGATCGATCAGCATCAGGTTCCGCTACGGCAACCACTTCCGGCGCGATGGACATGACGCCGTCGCGCATCGCGCGCTCGATCACATAGTTGTTGAGGGACGTCCCGCCGCCACGCTCGACGTTGCGGAAATAAGCGCTGCGCTTGCCCGCACTTTCGATTTCATAGGTCGCCCCGGCCGACAGGTAATCCACGTCCTGCGACACCGTGTAGCGCTCGCCATCGCGAACGAACGGGTTCGGGTTCTTCTTGTCGGTGGGCCGACGCTTAACGGCGGGCTTGGTCACCGCCGGCGCAGAAGTCGGGGGGGGTGTCTCCGACGCCGACGGCTCCTCAACAACGGCCTCAGGTGCCTGAGGTTCCACGACTTTTGCAGCAGCAACCTTCGTGGCGGCCGGAGCGATCGTGCGCTCGGGGTCTTTCACCCACGTGCGGAAGTCATCGAACGACATTTCGGTGATGTCACCGAGGCCGGTCCAACCCTTCTCGTAATTGGCGAGATAGCCGCGGCGCGCAGCGCCCTTGTCACCAAACCCGACCATTACCTTGTGCTCGTCAAAGGATCCGTCCTTGTTGACCTGGTCGACGATGAACACGGGATTGGTGGGATCGGCGGCTTTGGGCCCGAGGAACACGTCGACATGATCGCCGTCCGCACCCTCGGAGCGCTTCACATAGCCATAGGTGTACCTTAGCGGCGGCCACTCAGGGCGACGGCTGGTCCCTGCCGGGTTCTCGATCGAGACGTCCAGGCCGCCGATCGCGACATGACCTTTCGAATAATTGCCCGCCTCTTTCTGTGCTTCCGTAGGCTCGGGAAGATCGTTGAGCGGCGAGGTGGCCGCCTGCGCCTCAGCCGTCTTGATCGCGTCGGCCGCGCCCTCGCGCGCTTCGTTGATGGCGTCGATCGCCGCCTCGACGCGCTTCTTCTCGGCGAGGAGCGGTTTGGTCCAGCCGGCATTGGTGCGTGCCTGCGAGGCGAGATAGCGCAGGCGCGCGCGCAGATCGGCTTCGGACATCGATGCGGCAGCAGTGTCGGACTCGACCTCCGCTGGCAGAGTATTCTGCGTCGATGGGGAAGGCTTCACCTTCGCCGGCCGCGCTGGCTTGGCGGGGGCGATCATCACCTCGCCCGTTTCGGCGTCGAACATCTCACCGGTCTCGCGCGAAGATGCAGGCGCTTCCTGCTGGATATCCTGCGTCCGCGGTTGCGGTGCAGGCGCGACCACTTCCGGCAGCTCCTCGGCTGGAGCGGGGGCAGGGGCCTCAGCGGTCAAGTCTGGCTTGACAGCTTCCGGGTCGACCAGACGCACATGACCCGCCTCGATGTCGGCGCGTGGGATCTGAAGCTCTTCGCCGCTTTCGGTGCGCACCCATAGCGCGTCGCCGGTCTCGCCAAGCAGCTGGACGGGCACGTTCACGCCATCGGCTTCGAGCACCATGCGCTGGGGCGTCGCGTCCTCGGCCAGAGGCGTCGGTACCAACGTCGAAACGGGCGCAGCGATGGGCGCACGCGCGAGTGCGCGACCTAGAGGCCCAGATGGCGGAGGGGGAGGCGGCGCGACCGGCTCGGGAGCAGGCGCTGCGGCTTGCGGGGCGGGCGATACAGGCGGTTCTGCCGGAACAGGCGCTGTGCGAGCGGCGCCGGCATCTACATCGCCCGCCGCCTGGCTTGGCGACATAGCCGAGATCGCGGCGGCGTCGATCGCAGGATCTGCCGGCGCGGGACGCGCGCGCCCGCTCAGTGCGCCGGATCCTGCGCCGATGACACCACCGCCGATGCCGCCCTTCAGCCCAGCGTCAATGACCTGGTCGAGAAGCTCTTCCGTCCAATAGGGCTGACCGGTCTCGATCGACTTCGGCGCTTGCTCCAGTAGGGTCTGGAGCCCTTCGGTTCCTGCCTCGATCAGGAATTGCGTGCCCGCCTCCCGGCCGATGCGCCGGATGATGCCGCCCGCCAGCTGATCGACAGCCGGGCCAGCGACGCGGCGCAGCGCATAGACAGGCTCGATCGCGTCGAGGAGGCCGGCGGGCACACCGAAGGTCAGCGCCAGACCAGGGGCCTTCTTCCCCGTCTCGGAGAAGGTATCGCCATAGATGCTCCCGCTCTCCATGCCGACCGAGGACGCGGCCGCGCCCCCAGCTGCGCCGGCGGTCGCGCGGCGCGTGACAAATTGCGCTGCCTGACGTTCAGCAACCTCGCGCGAGACGCCTTTGGCGATTTGGGCGTCGATGAACTTGACGACGCCGCGCTCGGCAGCTTTGCGTGCGGCTACCGCCCCCAGTCCGCCGGACAGAAGGGAGGGCACGAGCATGGGCAGGTTTTCACCAACTGCCTCCAGTGCGTATCGCCCGGCATCCCCCAGATCATGCACATTCTTATATGTGCCGATGACAGCCGGATTCTTGTCGGCATTTTCCGCCTCGTTGGCGATATAGCGCTGCAGCAATGCGTCGGCAGTGTCATCCGCGCCGACGAGGTCCGCGCCCAAAGCTGCGAGGCCGACGCCCAGATTGCCGACATTGGCGACGCCGCGCTTGACGTCCGAGCGGAACTGATCGCCGACACCGGGACGCTGGCCCGGCATGAGGTTGCCCTCGTCCGGCTTGCGCTGCGCCTCGCTCTCGCGCCGTGCGATGATGTTGCGCAGATCGTTCGGGTTCTCGATCGTGTCGGCAAGGCTGGTCGGCTTGGCGCGCGACGGCTTTCCGACCAGCGCCGAAACGGCATCCGCCGACACCTCGCCAGATCCTGCGCCCTTCTCTGCGCCTGGCGCATACCAGGGGCCACCGCTGGGCGGCTTGCTACCATAGCGAGATGCGAGCTCACCCTTGAGGCGTTGCGCGATCGCCGTCACCTGATCGCCATATCTGCGGGTGCCGGCCTTCCAGCCCGCCCGGTTCGTGCCGCCAAAATGCTCCATGATGGCGTCGCGCATGGTGTAGCCCTTGCGCAGACGCTCGCCCAGCTGCATCGCGGCGGCGTTGATGGACTGTACAGGGTCGTAGGGATTGATGCCCAGACGCGTCGCCGTGCTGTCCAGATATTGCATGATCCCCTTGGCGTGGCCGAACTGCGTCTGCACGCCATAGGCCATGGGGTTATAGGTCGATTCCTTTTCGGCCAGCGCCATCAGCACGTTGATCGGCACGTCATATTTGAGCGCGGCCGCCTCGAACACGGGCATGAGCGCGTCAGGCGCCTTAGCCGCGCCGGGCATACGTCCGTCGCCACGATTCGAGGCGGCAGAAGCTGCCGGCGCTGCGGGCGGCGGCGGAACATCGATGTCGGGCAGAGCAGGCGGGGACAGGTCGATAACGCCCATCCCCTGGCTCTGACGTTGGGTTTCGGCGTCAAGCGGCGAAAGCTGGAAGATCGACTTGGCCAAGGCGGTCACTCGCGATGAGGTGTCTTTGGGAAAAGACCACACTCATGCGCGGCGCCCCGCATCCTACCCCGCTTGTAGGGCCGCTGTCACCACAGCTTTGGAATACCGCGCCCGCTATTGTTCGACGGCGCGCCACCCTGGATCACACCGCGCGCCGCCATGCTCTGCTGGCTGTAGATCGCCGTGGCCTGCTTGACCTGTTCCTCGACGGGCTTGGAATTGAATCCGCCCTTGCTGCCGAGATCGCTCTCCGACAACGTCTTCCAGATCGCGCTGATCGCCTTGCGTGCATCCTCCGGCGTGTCGCCCTTGACCTTCGCGGCCTCCATCGCGGGGGCGAGCGCCGCGTCGAGCTGCTTGCCGGTCATGATCTTTTCAAGGTCATAGCCCTGCTGCGTCGCGTCGCGCTGTGTCGTCTGCCCGAACTCGCGATCGCTGCGGATCATCTGCCGCTTGTGCTGCCGCTCGTCACGCTGATCGTCGATGGCCGCGCCCATGCGCTTGAGCGCGACGTCACGCTGAAACTCCTGATCCGACTTCGCCGACGCGAGGCGCGCGGCGCTCGCCTTGTCCATCTCCGAAAAGGCGCGGCCGACGAACTTGTCGGGAGAGAGCGTCATCATCGCCGTCTGATAGAGATCCTCGGTGCTGGTGAAGTCGTGACTGACCTCTTCGCCGTCGGCGTTGCGCAGCTTCAGGCGGACGCCGGCCGGGCGCGTGCCGTTCTCGACACGGATGGTCTGGCCGGTGCCCGGCAGCGCCTTCTCCTCGAAATTGGGCTCGGTGATGTCCTCCATCCCGATATATTTCGAACCCGGCTCCATCTTCTCGTAGAGCTTGCCGAACTTGCGCATGGCGCCCTTGGTGTCGCCGAGCAGCGCCAGGCGTGCGCCGCGTGCCCAGTCGCGCGTGATCCCTTCAGCTTCGCTCGTCTCCATCCAGGACTGGAGCTGCTGCGCCTTGTCCGGATCGCCGAGATCCAGATAGCCCTGAATGAGCTTGGGCACCGTCGTCTGACGGTAGAAATCCATGACGGTGCCCACCTGCTGGGCCGCGGCGTTGCGCGCCTGCCCCTGGTCGCTGAACGTCTGGTCCCCGACCTTGAACGACTGCGAGCCATCCTCGTTCGCCGTGGTCTCGATCGCGCCCGTGATCGCGCTGTCCCGCGCGGCGGTCGCCTGCGCGGTGCCGTCCTTGGCGATGTTACGCATCTTGCGCTGGTCGATGACGCCCTTGATCTGGGAACCCATGGACAAGCCCTGGTTGAGGCCCTGCGCGAACGAGCCCAGACCGATGGAGAAGTTGACCATAATACCTCCTTAAGCGGCCTTGCGGCCCTTATCCTTGCGGATCACACCGCGTTCCATCTTGCTCACCTTCTCGTCGAGCTCGCGGATCGCGCCGAGCGTGACGCCGATCGCATCGACGACAGGGATGGACTTGCCGTCGCCCTTGCCGGTCGCCGCCTGGAAATCCTCGGCATAAGGCCCGATATGACGGCCCTCGTCGGCGATGCCCTTCTTGTAGGTCCACTCTTCGACCGGCATGTCGCGCACCGCCTCGAGCACCCCACGCGCCGGAGCCTTGTCCTCCTTGTAATCCTTGGACGAGGCCATGATCGCGGCGCCCGCGACGGTGCCGAGCGTGTTGAACAGCCCGCCACTCGCCTGCTGCTGCGCCTGCCAGCTGGAGAGCTGGTTCTGATAGAGGCTGTTGAGCGTGTTCGCCTGACCGGCATAGCCGTTCATCGCCGTGCCATAGCCGCTCTGGAGCACACCGAGCGACTGGTTCGCGGTCGAGATCGGCACGGTGGACGTGCTGACCGCGCTGCTGCCGGCATTGACGCCAAGGCCGAGCGAGCTCGCCGCCGACGAGGGCAGGCCGTTGCCGAGGTTGATTGCGTCGGACGTCAGCGCCAGTGCCTTGTCGCGCGCGAGCTGACGGGCATTGTTCTCCGCGCCGGCGGCGCCGAGCGACACCTGCACGTCGGACGCGCGCTCGATCCCCGAATAGCGGCCGCTCGTGGGCGACACACCCATGGCCGCCATCTGCCGCTGGCGCTGTTGCGCCTGGCCGGTGGCGGCATTGATGACGTCGGCGCGCGCTTCAGATGCGGCCTGGTCCTGATATTCCTGGCTTCCATACTTCTTCGCCTCAGCGACAAAGTCGTCCTGGAGCGGCTGGAAGACGGACTGATATCGGTCGCGATCCTCCGACGCCCACTGCTGGGCCTGCGTGGACGCGTCGAGCTGGGCCTCGGCAACGCGCGAGGAGAGATCGTCTAGCTTGTCGTTGCGGACGGTCTGATCGGCATATTGCTGCTTGGCGAACGTCAGATACTCGTTGCCCAGTTCCGCCTGCATGATCGCGGCACGGCCGATCTGTGGATCCGCGCTGGGCGCGCTGCCCTTACTGCCCATAAGGCCTGTCCTTTCCGATAAAGGGGCACTCCTCGCGAAGCATGCCCATGACGATCATGTCGCCGCCATCGTCCGCACCGCGGCGAAGCGCGCCCTCGATGCGGAATCCGAAATGCTGGTTGAGGCGCAGCGCGCGTTTGTTCGAGGCAGGCACGAGGCCCGTCATGCGACGAAGCCCACCGACCACGAACGGATAGGTGAATCCGGCGGCGATGAATCGGCGCGAGAGCCAGCCGGGGCGCTGGTCGCTGATCAGGTGGACGCTGCAATCCGTGCCCGTCCACCGCTCATAGACGGCGACGGCACGGATATCGTCGGCCGTGCCCCAGCCGATCGCGCGCGCGTCGCTGAAGAAGCCGAGGCCCAGCTGCTTGGCTGCCCATGCGATAAGGCGGTCGGGATCATCGAGAATGATGTCGGGTGCGGACATGTGCGGTTCCTATCGGGATCCGCACTCCTGCGCGTCACGCCAGTATAGCGCGAAGATCGCTCAAGTGGAAACGGCTGTGCGCAGGTCGATGAGCGCGCCGCGCAGCGCGAACACGTCCGCCCAGAGCAGGTTGAACTCGGCCGCCGTGGGCGGTGCCGATACCTGCGCCGATACGAGGGGAGGGACGTTCACCGCGCCTGCCGCCGCCTGAAGCGTGTCCAGTTCCTGCGCGACGGCCGCGCCGCTCTGGTCGAGCGCGGTAATCGCCTGCTGCGCCGCTTCGATGGCCTGCTGCACCGTAGTCAGCGTGGTCTGCAGGCTGCCGAGCTGCTCCTGCGCTGCCGCCAGTCCTGCTTGCGTGGTGGCGAGCTCGCCCTTGGTTTCGTCGAGGCTCTCGCCCAGCTCGCCAAGATTGGTCTCCAGCTGCTCGAGCTGGGCGACGGCATCGGCGAGGTCGCGCTGCACGTCGGCCGTGCCCTTGCGCAACTGGGCGATGAATTCGCGAAGGTCGATGGCGTCGCCTGCGCGCATTGCGGCCTTGCGGGCGTCGCCGCGATCGCCGAACAGGACTTCGACCTTTTCTTTGATGACGCGCCATTCCTGGCCGCTGGGCGATCCCGCGCTCATAGGGCAAGCTCCGACGGGCTGCTGGCGAGGGCGATGGCCTGCACCTTCATGTTGCTGACAAGCTCCACTTCCCAGACGCGCGCGAGGAAACCGCTGGGCAGGCGGCACACATCATTGGGCCGAGTCACCGTCGCCTTGAGCGCACCATCGGCATAGAGGCGGGCGGTGAAGGCGGGGACGGCACCGTCGACCGGATCGGCATCTGCCTGGAACACGCCATAGTTGATATGTCCGCCATGGACGAAGCGCTTCGACCGCCATGTGTAGGAACCGGGCGGAGAATCGATCGCGTCCCATTCCAGGATCTGCGTGCCGCGCACATAATAGAGCGAGCCGGTTGCGATATCGTTGAACATCGCCGTGGCATGATCGCTCGCATAGGTGATGAACGGCTGCTCCCCAGTCAGGTCGATGATGAGCACGGACGTCACCGTGCCAGCCGTATAGGCCGCCATGTAGCGACCGGCGAACGATCCGGCGACGAACGAGGCGGGCTTGAGCTTCTGCCACTGATCGCGGCTGATGAGCGCACGGGATACGAGCTGCGCGCCGCCGGTGCCGATCGTCACCAGCCCTTCAGGCGAGGGATAGGCGATGGAATAGCCCAGATCGACGATGCCGCGTGCCGACACGCATGGCAGGTTCACCTCGATCCGCTCCATCGTCATCGTGTCGGGCGCGGTGCCGGCGACGATATAGGGCTGTCCTACCGTCATCACCGCGACGGCGGAACCGAACACGCCAAGCCCGACGATCTCGTAATCCGTCGTGAGGATATATTTCTCGGGCCATGCATGCGGGCGATAGGGCTCGCAAAAGTAGAGCCTTTTGCCGACGAACCCCGCCATCATGCCGTTTGGCATGGCGACAAGGCCGGAAAGGCCGGCCGGCGGTTGGTTATAGTCGAGGGACGGCAGCTGCTCCTGGATCGGATTGTCACCGCTGATATCGACGAACGATGCCGTCGAGACGGCGCGCTCCTTGATCAGGTAGAGCAACGTGTCGCCGAGCGCGCCAGTCTGCGATCGGTAGATGCGCATGCGGTCGATCGGCCGGCCGGCTGGCGGCGCGATGAAGCCGGTGAGCGTGACGTTGATGCCCTGCGACCATAGCAGCTCGTTGCTGAGCGGCGCGGGCTCCGATTCCTCGTCGAGCGTCGTCACCCAAGTGTAGGTGTAGAGGATCGTCTGCGATTGATCGGGATCGACGGCGCCGGCGCCGAGCGACGCGGTCAGGGCGCGGCTTGGGGCGGGGACGGCGAGCGGGTAGGTGACGTCACCCGCGATGATCTTCGGTGCGCCATCGCCTGTCACATAGAGGCGATCCTCGGCGATCGGCGCGGGCGCGACGTTGACGACGCCCGGCCAGGACAGCCACTCGTCGCCATCGAGGTAGATCGTCATCGCCGACGCCGTCAGCTGCTCGACGACGCGCGGCTGGCGGATCGGCAGCAGCGTGCCCTCTTCGAGCTTGATGTCGAGGGCACGCTGCGCACTGCCGTTTTGCAGAAGGCTCGCGTCGATCTTGGGCGTTTCCCCGCCGAAGGGGGTGATGCGGATCATTGTTTCCTCGTAGAATCCTCAATAGACACGCACCGACCCAAGCGTGACGACGCGCGGGTTGCTGGTTTCTCAGCGGTTGCCAGCGATCCCGGCGCCTGACCCTAGTGCATGGGCGCCGGGATCATGCGGTCACAGCTCCAGCGCGGTTTTCTTGACTTAGTCAGGCCACCCAAAGATTGCGCGCGCGGATGCGCAGACGCTCCGCGTTCAGCACGGCAATCGGATCGCGGCCGGTCTTGGCAAGGTTCTCCAAGAAGCCTCGACCAATGAAATGCGTGTAATTTTCCGTCGTACTGGATCGGCCTTCGATGCCCCACGTCATGCGACGACCTGCAAGCGAGTTCGTATTGGCGGTAACGTCGGACGCTGTCTTGACAACCGGCGATGCGCTATCCGCAATGGGCGCTGCGTACATGCCGCGCTGCGCTGCGGTGCGCCAAGTGGCCAACAGGCACCAGCGTCCTGCGAGATCGGCAAGACTCTCCCCGGCTGCTTCGCCGATCTGAAGCGTCTGTGCCGCGCCAGCGCTCGTTGCGTTGGAGAACCACAATGCACGATTGCCAGCACCACTATTGCCACTATCATTCCCGCGGACCATCGCAATCGAGCCAAACCATACTTGATTGTCCGGCGGACCAGAAACACTGCTGCTGTCGCCCGCGACCCCGTTCACACTCCCCTTCGAAACAGGCCACGACGCCAACGTCGGCAGCTTTACCACTGCACCAAGTAGAAAGTTCTGCGCATCCGTGAATTCGTCGGCTATAAAATTAGCAGGCGTCCTGAAGCCAGTCGCGCCACGCTTCACCGCAGCGAAGCTGACGGACTTCGTTGCCGCGTCCCACGCCAGCGGGCCGGAGGACGACTGAGTTTCGACAGCGACAACTCCATCGTCGATACCTGCGAGATTCCTCACCACGTCGGCCGCGAGCGGCTGACCCTGCTTGGGCCAGGAGAACGGATGGTCGGTGGAGAACAGAAACAGGCCGTCCACCACATCCTGCGAAACTTGAGGCAGGCCGGACAGGTAGTTGTCGCGGACCCTGATCGGCAGGCCGGGGGCGGATGCGTTGATGTCCGAGATAAGCGATATGGTCATAGCGAGTTTCCTTCGAGGACAGATTGCAGGGCGCTCTTGATCGCGTGACTGCCCCACAGCGTGGGGTGGTTGCCATCACCGCCACCGCCGCCCTGCGTGCCCAGCAGTTGCATCCCGGTATTGCCATAATCGGCGGTCAGGTTGCCGAAGAGCGGTTGAAGATTGAGGTGGGTGAACTTGCCCGCAGAGTTTTCCCGCGTGGCGGCTCCGTAGTCGCGCATCACCGGCGCGCCGCCGAGCACTTCGGGCGGTGACCAGACGACACGATCCGAAAGGGGGGCGGCCGCGTCGAACCGCGCCAGCATCGTGTTCTGATTGGCGATGAAGGCGGTTGTGCTGGCACCGCCAAGCGCCTCATTGACCCCCCACCCCATCGAGATCGCATGAGGGGTCAAGGCCGCAAGGCTGGTGATGTAATCCGTCTCAGGGCAAGACAGCGCGCGCGCCATCGTGCCGCTGCCAGCGCCCAAGTTGTGCCAGCGTATGCCGGGGCCATCTTTGCGACCTTCGATACCACAAACGGTCCAAGTGCCCGACACAAGGCGCACCCGCAGCGCGCTGAAGGCAACGGCAGCGATCTGATCGACCCGGAGCGCGGCGCCCGTAAGCGTGATCGGCGCTCCCCAAGTTGCTCCATCGTCCAGCGAAACCTCCACCACGGCCCCGTTGCCCACCGAATGTAGGAACGCGGAGGTGTGCTGCGTGGTGCAGGCGTAGCGGACATAGCTACCTGCCGTGCTGCTGGTGGCACTGATGAGTGCCGCTCCGGGCGTAGGGCCACCGCCTGTCGCCGTATTGACCACCGTCCACGTACCCGATCGGGTCAGGGTGGCCCCGCCAAGGGCTGATCCGCGCTCGACGGGGCAATAGCCGTCGCCCGCGTTGCCGTACTTCGCCGACATGGCTGCGCAGAGCAGCGGGACGTAGTAGTTGTTGTCCGTCCAGCTGTCGCCCACCAGCACGAACGACAGCACCGTGCCCGCAGCGCCAGCGGCAAGGCGCGACAGCAACTGTGGAATGGATCGGAACGGTCGGCCGACATATACCGGACCGTTGCCGAGGCCCGAAGGTGTCAGGAGTGCGCTGAGCCGCGCGTTCAGGTTGGCGGCCGAACCCCGAGCCGTCACTACTTCTTCGGACGAGCCGCTGCTGCCCAGCACCAGCCCGTTCGGCCCGACTTCAGCCAACACGCGGCTATCTTTGGTGAGGATGTAGGTCAACACATCCGGGTTGAAGTACGTCGTATCCAGCGCGCCGCTGCCGACCGGCAACCTGCCTTCCACGTCACCCAGTTGCAGACCGAAAAGGCCATCGGCCTGCCGCACTGCTTTCAGACCGTTGGCCACCGCACCGATCCCGATGCGCGCCCGCATGGTCGTGTCCAGCTCTATCAGCATCGCGACCCGCCGCGCCGCATCGACAATCGCCAGCAGGGCGTCAGGATTCGTGAGATCGATGTCGTAAGTATTGAGCTTGGCGCGCTCCCCCTTCGTCATGCTGACATTGGTTTCGCCGTCCGCGATCTGGTCGGCGCTGAACTCCTGCCGCTGGATGGCGGTATATCCGGGCGCACCAGCTACCCTCTGATAAACCCAAACCGCTCCGGCATCGCCCGCATTAGGTGCCAGGAAATATGTGTCGATGGGAAGGTCCGCCCCATCCGCTGGCGTCGGCCGATAGGAGGACGAGGAAAGCGCGCCCTGTACGGCATCCTCAACCTGCGCCTGCCGATCTGTGAGCGACGCCACTGCCTGGGCGTTCGCTGCCGCAGCCTCATCGACGCGCGCTCGCGTTGCTGGCGCCGCCGCATTCCCCTGATCCTCATAGAAGGGCGCGACGGCCGTACGCAGATAAAGCCGCTTTTCCCCGGCATAGGCAGCTCCCGCGGGCGCGATCGCATAGAAGAGCTTGCCCACGGCGACTTCAATGACGGCCGTCGCCATGTTCATGAACATCGGCGCACTACCATCCTCGAACAGCGGCGCAGCCTGCTCGACCATGAGCTTGATCGTGCGGCGATTGGCAGCAGTGTAACCCATCGGCTCAAGGCCCATCGTCGTTCTCCGTTATGGTGTGGGCGTGTCGGTCTGGTCGCCGACGGCGGTGCCATCGTCGTCAGAGGTGGGCCGCGTCGCCTTGACGCGCATGACTTGATCTTCGGACATCCAGAGCCAGCCGAGCGTCGTGCCGCCGGCGACGGGGCGGATCGCGATCGGGTTTTCCCAACCCGAGTTCGTGACGAGGTGGCCGTCATTGTAGATGATGAGCGGCGTTCCGACCGCGACACCATCGTCGAACATGTTGATCTGCAGGTTGCCGTCGGACAGTTGATGAATCTGCGCCTCGAGCCCGCCAGTGTCCTTGAAGTTGATCTTGCGCGCCGTGCCGTCCGGGGATTCCAGATTGATATTGAGATCGCCCGAGGTGCTGCGGAACGTGATGTCGCCCTCCGTCTCGAACCCGGCCGAGGGCGAGAACGGAATGTTGGGCGAGAGGCGACGCTCGGCCTGGTCGATAAGGCCGGCATCGATGGCGTTATTGCTGACATTCTCCCACTTGTCGGTGAGCATGCCGGTCGCGCTGCCCGAGATCCGCACGGGGAAGCCGACGCTGGTGTTGACGTAGACCGCGTGCGTCATCTGACGGGCGGCACCCTCGCGGCTCTCCACCGCCTGCACGTCGACCAGGAGCGGCCCGCGCTGCCCGTAGATCGTGACGGCAGACGACGCTTCAGGATGGCCGTCGACGATCGTTCCGACATTCTCGATGTCCGCGACGACACGCCCACCGCAAGCCTCCAGGCGCACGCCCGTCTTGCGGCTCCCCGTGATCTGGGCAGACACGTCGATCTTCTTGAACCCGGAGCAGAACACGCCGTGCCCGTCCATGTCGTGGTTGATGACGGCATTGCGCACGACAGCCTGGTCGAACCCGGTGATGTCGAGCTCGCCGTTCGCGGGGGAGATACGGATCGCATCCGTTGCCATCGGCCAGAGCTTGCTGACATCCTCATAGGTGGTTTCGATGATGGCACTATCGACGATGACGCGGTCCGTGCCGGTGCTGACGATGTTGGACTGCCAGCATTTGGGGTGAATGATCGACACACGGCCGCGCTGGCGCTGGAACTTGTTGTCCGCTGGCAGCGTGTACCAGTTGCCTGAGATCATCATGCCGCGGCGGAAATGACGGCGGCCATTGATCGCGTCGGCACTGTCCGTGTCATAGCCGGCAAAGCCGCCGATCGCGTTCGCCCAGTTCGTGGTGGCGATGACCGTGGACAGGCCGTCGCGGCCGTCGAAGATATCGTTCATCGACACGATGTCGAAGAATTCTTCGTCCTCGCCATGCACTTCGATGTTAGGCCCGAGCGCCGTCCAGCCGCCGTCGCCGTGATAATAATTGCGCTCACTGTAGAAGCGGGACATCGCGATCTGCGCGCCGCCCTGCATATTATTGTAGATGTCGTTGCCGATCATCGCCCAGTCGTTGGACGTCTTGCCGAAGTCGAGCGCCCCCCAGCCGAACACGGCATGCCCCCACCAGCCGTGGATGGCGCACTCATAGACCTGCAACCCATGGACCGCACCGCCGGAGATGGCGTGGCCCTGGATCCACATGTTGCCGTCGGACGTCTTGGCGGCATAAGCCGAATAGGTCTGGTTTTCCTCGTTGCCATCGATGTCGAGCCACTTGAACCCGACCTTGGAGATCTTGTCGTCCGGGATTTCCTCCCAAAAGGGCACGTAGAAGAGGCCGCCCGGATTATGATCGCCCGGCGCCGCCAGGAACTTTGCGCGCGACGTGCGGCTGTTGCCGCGCAGCTCGACGCCCGAGACAAGCGGGATGCGACCGCGCTTGAACGCGAAGGGCGCGTCCGCCAGCCCCTTTTCCTTGAGGATCAGAAAGCCATAGGTCGTGTAATCGCCGCCGCAGACATAGACCTTGTCCGACCCGCCGCAGTTGATGGCGCCTACGCCCCACGCCGCGGCATCCTCCATGACGTTCTTGATCGCGTTCGTCGTCGCGATCATGTCGGCGGGATCGGTGGAGCCGTTGCCCTTGGCCTCTTCCCAAAGGTCGATGCCGTTGTTGCGGAGGTAGGACCGCGTCGTGAACACGGCGATCTTCACGCCGACGCCGCCGATCTTCTGCGCGGCAAAGAAGTCACCTTCCGGCGTGCAGACGTAGAAGCCTTCGCCCTCGTCGACGTCAGCAGCACCCAGCGCCAGGCTCTCATACCAGCCGCCAGCAGGCCCGCCGGTCGCGGCGAGGCGCTGGAAGAGGGCGGCCGGATCATCCTCGGCGATCAGGCCGGCGTCGGCGAGCTGCTTGGTCGCGGAATCGCCGTCAGCACCCGGCGCGCCCTCGATCGAGACGAGCCACTCTTCTACCGTGCCGGTAAAGCCCTGCAGCTTGGCGAGTTCATAGGCGGAGAGGCCGTCCGGACCATTCGCAACCGTGACCGACGTGACGATGGCGTCGTCCTCGTCGATGACGCGAATGACGGCGTTGAGCAGCGAATTGCCGAGGATCGCGTCGGGCGCGGGGAAGAGGCGAATGCGGAATGTGCGCGTGGACGTGTCGCCAGGCGCGCGGCCATAGACGAGCACCTGCACCGTCTTCTCGGTTTCGCCGGGATTGAACGTCACCGTGCCGGCGGCATCGGCATAGTCCTGCCCCGGCACGGCCGTGACGGCTTCCGTCTTCCACTCTACGCTGACAGCCTCGGTCGGGCTCTGGGAGAGCCTGATCAGGAAAGACGCGTAGGAAGAACCTTCGAGAATGGGCATGCGCGCAGCCTTTGAATAGGCCGCACCTCATGCGCGGGAAGGACGCCATTATAGCTCAAGTCCCGCGCCCTGAAAGAGGCAACGTGACACTGGTATTGCCATCGATGACGATCGATCCGTAGACGGTGCCGGTGCGTGTCGGGGTGAACCGGACTGTGAGGGTGAAACTCTCGCCAGGCGCTACGCGGCCCTGCGCATTGCTTTTGAAGCTGAACGCGCCAGATGGGGCGATCGACCGAAGCGAGACGGTGTCGCTGCCGACGTTGAGCACATCGACCGTGCGCGCCGCCGACGTCTCGCCGACGGCCGTGGCGGGGAAGGTGAGCGAGGCGGGGGCGAGGGCGAGGATAGGACCGACACCGGCGCCGACCGCGTCCGCAATCTGCTCGACCGTGATGTCGATGATCTCGGCCGGCGCGGCATCGCCATGGGTGATGATCGCAAAGCGCAGGCGCCAGGTGCGGCGCATGTTGGTGCGAGCGATGATCTCGACCGTGTAGCGCAGCTCGTCCTGCCCGCCGGTGAGCCAGAGCGCGATGCCGTCGGCATCATACTCCATGCGCCGGATCGCCATCTCCGGATCAGAGACGGGCGTGACGGTGCCCGACGCGGCGGTTACGAACTCGCCCTCGTCGAGATAGCGACGCATGTCGATGACATAGGCGTAGACGACGGCCGCGTCCTTGCGGTGCAGCTCCATCATGCCTGAGCCGCGATCATGCACCTCACGATCACCGACGAACGGCAGCGCGTCGCCCTGAAGCGGAATCGCCTCGAACGGATCAGAAGAAGCGGGCGCGGGTTCGACTGGGGGCACGCTGCTGACCTCGCTTGCTGATGTTGAAGTTGCTGCTCTTGGCGTCTTCGAAGCGGGCACGGCGATAGGCGGCGTTGTTCAGATCGGTGAACGCCTGACCGGGAAGCTCAAGGATGCGGGCAAGTGCGCCGTCGGCGATCTGCTCGGCCCAGCGATCATAGAGGATGTCGGGTAGAGCATCGGCGTGCTGGGCCGGCTGGAGGAAGATGGAGAGCTTGAGCGAGCCCGCGGCATGCGGGTTGATGCGCACGCTGTTCATGTCGGCCTGCGAGATCTGGTAGGGATCGCCAGCCGCCTCGGACGTATCAATGTAGGAGACGCGCTCGAGCTTGCGGCCGTCGAAAGCCGCCTCCTCGATCTCGAACAGCGTCGCCTGCGGCGGCACGCACAGGATTTCCGGGGTGTCGTCGCGCACGGCGATAGTGTCGACGAAACGCCAGCACCGGGTTGCGGCGCAGAAGTCGCGCGCGGCGGCGAGGATCTGCGCTTCTGCCACCGGCTCCGGGCAGGACGAGGCGTAGGGCATGACCCAGCGTAGGAAATCGGGGATGTCGCGCATCAGTCAGCGCCCGTCCGTGCCGACTGGTTAGGGCTCGACAGGGCTTCCTGGTTGAACTTGATGCCGAGCGCACTGGCGAACTGCTGATAGTGGAGCGCGGCGCGCTGCGCGTTGCCGGCATACTGCGCGTCCTTTGCGAAGGCGCGATAGAGGACATAATCGACCAGCGCGTTGACGTAGATGCTCTGGACGGTAAGCTCGACCTCATAGGCGGCGAGATCTTCGGCGTCGGCACCGCGCGCGATGACGATGCGTGCCGGATCGATCGCGACGACGGCTTCGACCATGCCGGTACCGTCGTTGCCGGGGTAGACGTAGAAGGAGCGCGTGTCCTCCTCGTCATAGACATAATGCTTGACCGTGCGGCTGTAGCGCACGTCACGGCTGTCGTGCCAATTGCGGTTCTGCGCGTCGAGCATGTCGCGGGCGCAGATGCGGATGGCAGGGCCGGGATTGCGGCGGCCATCGCCCTCGACCGAGACGATGTTGCGGACGATGCGGAGCAGCGCGATCGCGTCGTCTGGCAGCGTCTGGAGCGTGCCGGCGTCCAACGGCATGACGCGGTTGACGCTGACGGCGGATGGCTTTTGCAGCGCAATCTCGCGCTGGCCGTCCTCGAGCCACATGACGAGCTCGACGAGCGGCCAGCGGACGCTGGTTTCGTCCTGGATCAGGCGCCGCGCACGATCCAGGACTTCGGAAGCCAGCGCCATGAGATCAACCCGCCTTGTGCTCGGCGATGGCGGCGGCGATCTTTTCGGCGGACCAGCGCCCGTTGGGGCGATGGCCGATCAGTTCGTCATATTCCTTCGCCAAGGCCTCGCGGTCGAGATCGCCGGAAGGCGGCGGGGGAGGCGGGGAATGTTCTTCCTCTTCCTCGTCACCGTCTTCCTCCTCTTCGTCGGTATCGGAGCCGGCGCCACCCGCCGCGCCGGCTCCGCCGTCACCAGTGTCCTGCAAACCGCCGGCGTCGCTACCGGGGGAGTCCGCCTGGTTGGGGACGATGCTGTTGGCGGGTGGCGGCGGAGAGGAGAGCTCCGTCGGCACCCGCACGCCAGCGAACAGGCTCGCGGGCGAAATCGGATCCTTGCGCGGTTCGGGCAGGGGGAATCCGTCGAGATTGGCTTCACCGGCGGCGATCTTGTCGATGAGCAGGACGAACTCGGCAGGCTCAGTCAGCATGTCGGGGATCGCGCGCAGCCAGTCCTGGAAAGCCTCGGCGTCCTGCGGACCGCGGAAGATGAAATAGGCGCCGTCGATCACGGGCAGTTCGCCGGCGGTTGAAAGCACGCTGCCATCGGCCGGGCGGAAGCCCTCCTTGATGGCGAGCAGGGTGGCGATGTCGCGATCGTCCTCGACTTCGGCGACGTGCTTGCCCTCGGTATTGGGCAGGAAATGATAAGAGCCGCCAAGCAGAGCGACCTTCGTGCCCTTCGGGCGATGAATGATGGATTCGATGAGCATGACGGGCTCCTTGCCGTGCGGGGGACGGGAAAGAGGCGGGAGGGGTGCAGCCCTCCCGCCTTCGCCTTACTGGGAGTAGAAGACGATCAGGGTCAGCTTCTTGGTCGCGTCCGCCGCGACCGCGCCGCTGAACTGCAGGCCGATGCCGCGCGCAGCCTCGACGGGCGCGACATTGTAAGCTGCTGCCTTGTCCGGAGATGCTACGGCATTGAGCGCGGTGGCGGCCGAGAACAGCTCGGTACCAGCCACGCGCGCGTCGTCGTCGGCGCCCAACTCGCCGGTCATGATCCCGCCACTGGCGGTGACCGCACCGAAATCGCCTTCCGGGATCAGCTTGTAGCCGACGATCTGCGCGTAGGACGGGAGAACGCCCAGCTCGAGGATCGCCGCTGCGGCCAGCGCTGCCGAGAAGGTGTGGCGAAACTTCACGGCGTGGACGGCGCCGGCCGTCTGAGGGCGCGGCGTCGCCGCCGTGCCCAGCGCGTGCTTCGAATGGATGATGGTTGCCATGTCGCCCGCTCCTTACGCAGTCGGGTTCTTGGCATAGGTGTCCAGCGCCATGACGCCGAAATCCTTGCCGTTGAACCGGGTTTTCTTGACGCCGATGATGGTGCCCGCGACGACGGTCGGCTCGTTGCCGTAGTCGTCGACCTCCTCCTTCCAGGTGAAGCGCAGGCCGCCGGCGGTGCCATAGGCCACGACGCCCGCCTGGCGGCCCATGAACAGGGCGCGTGCGGCGGGGAGGTTGGTACCAGCGCCATAGTCGCTGAAGCGGATGGCCGATTCATGGCTATGGAGCACGGCGTTGTTGATCATGCCGAGGCCGCCTTTGAAGATCGGCGAACTGCGCCCCTCAGCGGTGGCCGCTGCCTTCTGGATTTCCATCCAGCCGGCCGCGCCGCTTTCCGTTCGCAGGCTGTATTCCTGGAACGGCGACATGAGGATGACGTAATGCCGCTCGCCGTTGATATCGACCGGCAGCATGTTCGCCGTCTTGGGGTTGAGGGCGCGCATCATGCGGGCGCGAACCGTGGCGCGCTCGACGAGCTCACGGCTGAAGCCGTCGTCCGTGCTGATAGTGGCCTTCGAGGTCGCGTCGCCGCCGAACAGGATATGCTCGCTGTCGGGCGCCTGGATGGTGTTGCCGGCGTGGCCCGTCCAGTCCGCGTCTTCGATGAAGTCCTCGTTGATGCCGCGAGCACCCGACAGGTAGATGAAGTTCATCTCGTCGATATACTGCGACCAATAGTCGGACAGGCGATCCTTCGCGACGTTGCGCAGGTTGTGCGCGGTGCGCTTGCGCGTCATGCGACCGCCGGCCGAAACCGCGTGACGGGTCTGGTCGATCGCCACTTCGTCCGTATAGAACTTGAGGTTCTCTTCCTTGCCCTTGACGCGATTGTCGCCCTGCGTCGGTTTGCCGCGCAGCTGGACGGAAAGGTCATAGCTGATGCGGTCGCCCGCATCGCTGTCCAGCTCCGTCTTGCGCTGGATGATGTTATTTTCGCCTTCGCCGACGAATTTGCGCTGGAAGTAGCTCTTCTTCGCCGTGTCGATGAAGAGCTTACCCGACCACTTCTTCTGCGCCTTTGCGTCGCCGAAGGGGATGACAGTCTGTCCCATTTCGTGCCCTCGTGGATTGATATCCGCAAAGAGCACTCATGCGCTTATGCCGACGCGGATTTTGCCCTATCCGCGTGGCACTTGCAACAGCTTCCTAAATTTGGGGCTGTTCCGGGATACCGGGGATGTTCTGCATCTTCCGGATTCGCGTCTGTGGGTCGGCGTGGAAGGCAATCCGGGCGAGCTGCCCGGACTTCTTCTCCAGCGTAATGACGACACCGTCTCCTATTGAGACGCTCTCGCCAACGCGAACATCGAGCTTCAACATGGTCCCCGCTTCCTTCTGGTAGAGCGGCGCCTCAGGCGCGGCTCAGATAGTCCTGCTGTTCGGCTTCCGGCAGCTTGGCGAGGGCATCCTCATATTCGATGGTCATGCCCTTCTCGAGCAGGCTATCGAGATAGGAATATTTGCCATCGTCCCCGACCTCGATGTCGGCGGCCGGCAGATTGTGAAGCGTCGGCGGCAGCGCAGGCTTGGCCTTGGGTTTCGGCTTGGCCGGCTTGTCGCCTTCCTTGCCGGTGTCCGGCTTGGGAGCAGGATCTGCCTTGGCGGCCGGCTTGATGCCCATCTCCTCCTGCCAGATCGCATGCGCCTTCTTGAGCTGCTGGCGGTTGGAGAGCGACGCGTTCTCCGGATCGCCGTTGACGCGACGCACGACACTGTCGAACGAGGCCAGGCGCGACTGGTTGGCGTTGACCTCCGGGTTCTTGGCGAGGAACTTGCGCACGTCGCCGTACCAGGCTTCCTCGACCGCCTTGTCCTGCTCGGCCTGGCGCGTGAGCTTGCCGGAGAGGTCCGCCTTTTCGTCGTTCAGCTTGTCGAGCTGGGCCGCGAATTCCTTCCCCGTGATCTCGCCATCGTCGAGCTGCTTTTCGAGCGCAGCGCGCTTGGTGCCGAGATCCGCGATCTTGCTGTTGATGTCGGCAGCGTCGACACGCTCGGCGCTCGGACGAGGCGAGGGCGTATCATCATCGTCGTCATCGTCATCACCGTCGTCGCGGCCTTCGTCTTCCGCGCCGGCGCCGGCGTCGTCACCATTATCGCCCGCGCCCTGGTCGCCTTCCTCGCCTTCGCCCTCATCACCGGCGTCATCATCATCATCGCCGGCATCGTCGCCGTCGTCCTGGCCATCATCGCCTTCATCGCCCTCGTCGTTATCTTCGAGACCGGCACGCTCCTCGTCGGTGAGCAGGTTCAGCTCTTCGTCGTTCAACTTATCGGGATCCATTGGTCTGTCCTTTCAAGAGAAGTTATTAGTCGAGGACGCTCCAGTCCTCGGCGAGCATGTCGGTCTGGCTTGCGAGCCAGCCCATGAGGATTTCGCCTGTCGCGGTGAGCATGTTGATGCAGGGGAGAACGGTGGCCGATCCGCCGTTCTGGCGGGCATATTCGCTGCACGGCTTCGACCAGAAATTCTCAAAGGCGATGTTCCGGCCCTGGAGCGGACCGGACAGCGCGATCCACATGCCTTTGCCGTTCCAGCCGGCACGGGCGACGCGGCAACCGCGCTTCAGGTATTCCAGCGCGTGCCCGAAGCTCATCTCGCCGGACAGGCGGTATGCCTCTTCGAAGGCCTCCGGTGGCGACCACGAACGGTAGCCGTCGGAATAGACGACGGCGTAGCCGAGCACGCCGTCGCGCTCTTCCTTTTCTGCTAGTACGACCTTCGTGCCGATGAACTTCTGCATGCTCATCTCCTCTGATTAAGCGCCGGCCATCGGCGCGGGTGGTTGCTCCATGCCGGGTTCACCGGCTGCTTGTGCCTGCTGCTGCGCGAGCTGTTCCTCCTGCGCTGCCTGGAGCGCGGCGGCCTGATCGGCTTCGGCCTCGCCCTGCATCACGCCCTGGATGCGCGCATCTTCCTCCTGCTCGGAGCGGGACTGGTAGCCCGCCTCGTGGAGCAGCTCGTCGGCGACCGGTACGGCGACCGGCGCGGACATCATCTGAAGCGCGGTTTCGAGCGCGGCCTTGACCGCGGCGAGATTGCCCTCGGCGATCGCGGTCTGTGCTTTCTGAGCTTCGAGTGCGAGCTTCTGCGCCTGCGCCGCCTTCTGCTGCGCGCCGGCCTGCTTGTCGGCGATCGTCGCATCGGTGAGCGCGTCCTGCCGCTGCTGCGCGGCCTGCTGCGCCTGATCGCGTGCGATCTCTTCAGGCGTCGGCTCCTCAGCGTCGGGATCACGCATGCCGGTAATGGACCGAATGCGGCGCACCAGCTCGTCACGCTGCGGCACGTCCATACCTTCGACGACGAGGTCGAGCATGACGAGCGCGACCTGCGGATTGACCGGGGCAAGCTGGGACAGGAGCGCGAGAAGCTCGTCGACCTGAGCCTGGCGAACAGACGCACGCCAGTCCTGCTCGCTGATGACATAGTCCGCCTTGGCGGCGATGATGTCATTCTCGGGCATGCCGTCGTTGACCGTCACATATTCAGGCGTGCCGCGCATGTTGGTGATGCGGAACGCCTTCTCCTCGGTCATGAACTGCTCGACCGTGGACAACTGCTTCTCGCCCTGCACCTGCGCAGCGAAGCGCAGATTGTCGAAGATGCCGGCGGTCGCCATGGCGCCCTGTTCCTGACGACGGCCGATCGCGATGCCGGAACTGGCGTTAGTGCGACGGCCGAGATTTTCGTCAGTGACGCCGCTCTGCTGCTGGATCATCACGATCGAGCGGCTCATGAGGTCGAGATGAGCCGGCGCAAGCTCACGCTCGGCATTGATGATCAACTCCTTGCCGTGCCTCTTGACGATGATGGCATCGGGGCGTGCGACCTCTTCGGCGAACTCGTCGAGATCGGGCACGGCGCCCTCTTCCATGATCGTCTTGTTCGTCGATAGGATGTGGAGGGCCTTGGTCGCGCGCTTGTTGATGTCGCGCTGGATGTCCTTCATGCCCCGGATCATGCCGTAGGGCATGTTGTCGCGGCCGCGCCGGTAGCACCAGATCGGCGTGAACGGGAAACGGTTGTGCCGGTAAGGGCTGGGCCCGACGTAGAGCAGCGCGTTCTCGGTCATGATGGCGACGTGCATGCGCATCATCGTTCGATTGATGAGCGTGGCGAGGCCCTCGTTGAGCTGACGCTGGTGCGGCGCGTAATCGGCGTCGAACACCTCGCCGCGGAAGTCACCGCCGCGTAGCGACTGCACCTGCACCGGCAGACGGAACCAGCATTCGATCGCGCGGAAGCGGTCGCGGTTCATCGCCAGGTTCTCGAGCGTGCCCTCCGCGATCGCATCCTCAAGGCTGTCCATGGCGTCATCACCGAACAGCCAGTCCGTGCCGAATGCGCCGGCCTCGCGGCAGGCTTCGCGCAGGTGAGTGCGGCGCTGGGGGAACAGCGCCGCGCCGACGTCATAGTCGAGCCATTTCGACCGGAACATGTAACGGCCGTCGGACAGGTCATATTCCGTCGCGGCGCTGTCCCACAGCATGTTGCGCCAGCTCTCATAGCGCGAATAGATCGGCTCGCCGTCATCCTCGTCCTGGACGCCGTCCTCGAGCCAGCCGACGCCGACCTTCACCGTATCCTCGAACGCGCGCGACCGATGGAACGGCGTGCGGTTCACATCGCTCAGATATTTGAGGATCTGCGTCTTGCGCTCGGCCGGCTTGCCCTCGGCCTTGCGGCGCGGCAGTACCTTGAAGTCGGTGCGGCTGCGCTTTTCGGTGCCCAATACCCAGTTCACCGTCGTCGAGATGACATTGTAGACGAGCGGCTCCTGGCCGCGCTCGCGCAGTGTGGCCTTGTCGGCCTGCGTCCACTGCTCGTTGTCGTAGAAGTCCTCATCCTCGACCATCTCGGCGCGGTTGACCGCCTGCCGCTCCAGCTCGCGCTGGTAATAGCCGATGAGCTTGCGCTGCAGGGCGATGCTATGCGCGCTGTCGAGATCCGACGTTCCACGGTTAGGCTTGACCGGCAGCATGTTCGTGCTGTCGGGATAGAGCCGCTCTTCGGGGTTCTCGCGTCGGACCTTGCCGAACGCGATGCTGTTGTCTTGGGGCGCGTCGTCAAACACGGTCAACTATCTCCGAATAGCGCTCCTTGCCGTCGCTGTCCCGGCGGATGGCATCAGCCACCACGACAGTTTCGAACGGAGCAGGGGGAATGGAGAGGAGGTCGCCGATGTGTTCGCGGATGATCGACGTGATGCGGATGCAGGCCATTGGGTCGGGGTTGATGCGCAGGAACTCGCAGAACTGATAGGATGTGCGGGCGCAATGGGCGCCGTCGCCCAGCGCCTCGGACCAGATCCACGCAGCCTTTTGCGGCACGATGCACGGCGTCACGCGCTCGTGGCCCTCATAATGGGCCGGCACAATGACGAGGCACGGCTCCAGGTCGCTTTCGTGCCATGTGAGAAACACGGCGAGATCGCCACGCTGGTGACGGGCGTGATAGCGCGTGAGATCGAGGGCGAATTCGCGTCGTGCCATGTTCAAGCTGCCATTGCTGAGGGGCGCCGCTTGCGGCTGGGCCGCGATCCGGCTGGAGTTGCGGGTTCGGACCAGCCCTGTGCGAACTGGCGGAAGGCGTCGGCGCCTTCGCTATTCTCATCATGCAGGGGCGTCGGCTTGAACACGCCGAGGCGGGCGTCGCGCTCCTTGCGATAGTTGGTCAGGCGCTGGAGGCCGAGAGCGCATGCATTCTCATCGAACCAGCACTCGCTGAACTTGGAGCGCGTGAGCTGGATGCCGACGGTGATGTCCTCGACGCGGGGCACGATCGTGAACGACCAGTGTGGGCGCATCTCCTGCAGCATCTCCTGCGCGGAGATATTGCGGCGCTTGAGCTGACGCTGATGAGTGGCGTCGTGCGGGAGATGGTGCGTGCCCCAGAGGTAGCCGAGCTTCTCGAGCTCGAGGATATAGTGCTCGAATGGCTGTTCGTGATCTTCGATATAGCCGATGAAGCGATGCTCCAGCCCGACCTTCTGCATGAGCCAGATGGCGGTGCCATCGCGCTTGCCGATGTCCCAGAAGGTGTGGACTGGGACGTTGGAGACGTGGGGAACGTTGCTGATGCGGCCTGTGCGGCGCGCGTTGGAGAGCTGCACCGCATAATAGCTGCCCTCCATCGAACGCTGGAAGGCTTCCCTCGATGTGGACGGATATTCCTGCCACATCTTCTCGCTGTCACCGGACATGTCGCTGTCACGCGTGGCGATCCACCATGCACGCTGGCGCATGCTGAGCTCGGTGTCGCACTGCGCTTCGATGACGTCGAAATACTCGTGCTCTTTGGCGGTGATGACGATCCCTGTCGGGTCCATCTGATATTCGGGGTTCTCCCACCAGGCGTAGAAATGGAAGCGCCAGTCACGATTGTGCAACTGCCGGCCCGTCTCGGCGATCGCCTCTGCCTTCACGCTCTTGTCGTGAAAGTCTCCACCTTGCCCTTCAGCTGTGCTTTCGATGACGGCGATACCGTTGAGCGGGACAGCGGGCAGCGACCCGGTGACGACTTCGCGGGCCTTCTCCGGATATTTGACGCAGATCTTGCCATATTCGGAGATGAGCAGTCGGTCGATCGTGCCGGACCGCATCGACGTCGCGACGCGGATGGAACTGTTGTTGTGGGCGAACAGCAATTCGATGGCGCTGTTCTTCTTGAGCGGCATCTCGGCACGAAGCCAGTCGGGCAGGTTCTCGTAGGCGAACTTGACCTTGTCGCGGAAGATCGTCGCCGCCGCCTCGCGATCGTGGGCGATGATGCCGCAACGCTGGTTCGGGTTCCACAAGGCATGGTCGAGCCAGAGGATCGAGATCAGAGTCGTGAAGCCCAACTGCCGGGCCTTGAGGATCAGATTGCGAAACCAGAGGCGCCGGATAAAGCGCATCTGCGCACGATTTGGACGGAAGGGGACGACCTTCAGGCCGTCTTCCAACGTCTCGTCCTTGATCATGATCTTGTAGAGCTGGCCCGAGCAGATGCGCCACATCGGATCGGCGAGGCAGTCCCTGAGTTCCTCCGCGTCGCTCGGCACAAAGTTGTGATCGATCTTGCTCATTCGCCGTCACCCTCGTCGCTGGCGACGGGCGAAAGGGCGCTACGCACGCCCTGCATTTCCTTCACGACCATCGTGATCGGGTTATCCGGCGTGCCGAGCTGAGCGGGTTCCTTCTTCCAGCCCATGAGATTGACGATGCTGTCGAGCGCGTCCTTCTTGCGCTGGTACTTGATCTTGACCGTACGGCCGACGGCGAGCGTCTTGGCATGCTGGCGCTTCAGCTTCCCGCCGTGCGCCTGATCCTCCATCTCGACGTCGGGCTCGTCGCCGATGAATTCTTCCTCGACGTCGTAGCCGGTGAGCGCTGCCGCCTCGGCGTCGCCCAGCTCGGTCGGCAGCTTGAGCGTACCGTCCTCATTGTAGAATTTGCGCGGGTCGAAGAAGGCGAGCTTCGCATATTCTTCGAGCACACGTTCGCGTGTGACTTCGAATTTGGCAGCGTCGCGTGCGCGCAGTTCGGCGATGGCGGCCTTGATGGCGGGCTGCTTGAGCAAGCGGGCGGCGGCGGTGCGCGCGGCCTGTCCCGTCGCCTGATAGCCGGCACGCGCATAAGCGGCGGTGGCGTTGTGGGGCGTCTCGGCCAGATATTCGTGAACGAACCTCTCCTGCTGCATGGAGAGGCGTTGCGTTGCCGCATTCTTCGGCCGCCCTTTCCGGGAAGCCTTCCTTGGCTTTTGTCCCTGTGTCATGCGCCCGCCGCCTTTGTCTTCGCCGCGAATCTCGCGCGTCTGGCGTGGGGTTGGCAAGCATTATCAGTATGATGCTGCTCAAAGTTCAGATTAAATCTAGCTGACCGACGCTAAGATGTTGATTTTCAATGTTTGTGGGGCGTTGACTGGGTGCTGCTGTGTTAGCAGGAATTGCCCGTGGTTTTTGGGTAGCGCGTGGTGGCGTAACATCGCGGGGCGTGATGTGAACATGATGAGCCGGTTTGATCCCGCGATCGAAGCGACCCATCTCCATTTCGCCGCAGCTCCAGCAGATGCGAGGGCAGGGCGCTTCGTCGTCCGGCTCGCGCGCGCCGCAAAGGCACGCGCGCTCAATCAATGACTATGTCTCTGAGATCGGTGTTCACGACGCGGCGGAAGTGCGAACGACGGCCCGCCTCTTCCCGCTCGATGCGATCGGCCAGGGCGATCAGCTCGTGCGCCTTGTCCTCGTAGCAGCTGGCGCGGATCAGTGCGTCATTCGCCCCCTGGCGTTCTGACGTGGCGTCGGCCATGGCGCGATCGGCGAGCGCGCGGATTTCTTCGGCGGGTGTCATGCTGGCGGCCTTTCGTGATGGAAGCGGAGTTCAGCATCCGGGCCCAGCACGGCGTGCATGGCACGGGCGATGTCGTTGGCGAAATTGTCGCGCTGGTAGTTCGAAGCGAAGGCGCTGATCGCCACGAGTGTGAGCTTGTCGCCCTGCACGTCGAGCCGGGACGGCGCGATCCACTGGTCATAAACCTGATCGCCGAGCAGCTTGCGGATGCCATCGCGGATCTTGCGGGCACCGGCGTTTTCGCGACTGGTGTCGTGGATACGCAGCGGTCCGGCTGGGGCGGTCGCTGGCGATTTGGGCGCTGTGACCTTCACGCCGGCCCTGGCATCGCGCAGCACACGGCCCGTGATCTCGTTGATCCGATTGTACCAGGCGCGGTTCCAGTCGCTTTTGCGAGATCCTGCTCGGCTCTCGCCAAGCCAGAAGCTGTGGAACGCCTCGGCCTCGGCCTCGTACGCACCGGCCGGCCATTGCGATGCCTTGGCCTTCGCAGACGGCGGCAGGTCAGCGATCGATGGAGGCGACCAATCCTCGGGAATGCGTGACCCCCGATTTCTCTTCGAACCAGTCCCTCCCGCCCCCTCGGGGGGGCTAGAGCCGTTAGGCTCTAAGGGGGAATCTGGTTTATATAATGGTTTGGGTGCACGTCGTGCGGGGGTTGGCGCACCAGATGCACCGGTGCATTTCGTGCGGGGGTGCATTTCGTGCGGGGGTTTGGCGCCCGAAAGGGATTGAGAACAGGTGCCATTTTCTCCTGCAACCGGTGCATTTCGTGCGGGGGTGCATTTCGTGCGGGGGTGAAGCGTGTACATGACGCCGCGTCCGGGGCGCTCGTCGCGCGTGACATGGCCGGCAGTTTCAAGACTGCGCAGGCAGTTCTGGACTGCGCGCTCGCTCAGCGACGTCTTCTTCATGATGCTGCGCTTGTCAGCACGTCCCTTGATCGGGATCCACGTGACGCCGTCATCATTCGCGGAGTCCGCAAGGACGAGCAGCACATAGCGCTCGGTGGTTGAGAGATGATCCATGTCGACGCCCAGGACGACGTTCATCAGCCGGATGCTCATCAGACGTCCTTGATCGTCCAACCGCCGCCCTTGGCCGGGAAAGCGTATTGGAACAGGAAGGGATATTGATCGGCGGCGACGCGCATCTTTACGCGCGCGTCCTCCTGGACGACGGCCGCGCCGCCCTTGACGTCGATCATCGTCAGTACGCCGCCGGCTGGCAGCACGGCATAGTCGACGGTGAGGAAGGTGTTGTCCGCGAGGCGCAGCTTTATGCCCTCGAACCGATACCATGATATTTCACCAGCAAGCAGGAGCGGCCGGAGATATTCGTCCTCGAACCGCTGCTCGGTCTGGTTCTTCTCGCCCACCTTCATGCGGCCGAGCGCGAAGAGCCGATCCTTGCCGTTTTTGGCGGTAGGCTCTTTCTTCGGGGGCAATCTACCCTCTGCAATGAGGCGCGCCTCCAGACGGGAGCGCATAGTTTTGCGTGTCACGTCGCTGCACCCTCGCGTTTCTCGCGGGCGGCCTTGTTCTCGAACAGCACCTTCCCGTCGCCCGTCGAGAGCGTCATGGGCAGTGCATTTCCGTCGAGGGACTGCGCCGCTGCCACCATGGCCGCGCCCACGCGATCCTTGAGCGAGCCGGTATTCGCCTCTCCGCCAGGCGCCACGAGCACGTCACGTTTGCCGACATGATTGGGCGGCCGGACGACGCCGCGCTTCTCGAGATCCTCGATCAGCTTGGCGGCACGGTTGTAGCCGATGCGCATCTGTCGCTGGAGCCAGGACGCGGACGCGTTCTGATGATCGACCACGAGATTGAGCGCGGTCATGAACATCTCGTCAGCGCTGGCGCTGGGCGAGGGGGCGGGGGTGGACGGATCGGGTCGGCCGTCGTGGCCGTCGAACATGGTGGGTGCGCTGTCGTCGCGGAAGCTGTCCATACCCAGCGCCGCCATATAGGTCTGGAGCACGGCTTCCATCTCGCGGCGATCGTGTGGCTGCATCTTCCGCAGGCGGATGATCTGCCGCATCATCTTGGGGTCGTAACCGGTTGCCTTGGCTTCCAGATAGACGTCCTTGATGTCGTCGCCGATGCCCTTCTTCTCCTCTTCCAGCCGCTCGATACGCTCGATCAGGAGGCGCAGTTGGTCGGCTGCTATGTTGCCTTCGGACATTATGGGCTCCCGTTATCGGGCGCGATGCCGCAGCGCGCGAACTTGCTTCGCACTGACGCGGTAGGCGCTGTTGGAGACGCGGCGGGCGATATGCTCGTCGCACGGAAAGATAGGCAGCATCTGGCGCACTGCATCGCGAGTGAAGGGGCAACGGATCATGCGTCCGCTCCCGTCTTCACGGGCTTATGCACGACGAGATCGATCAGCGCCTTGAACTCTGTCGAGCATTCCTCGGCGTCTGGCCGCACCTTGCGGAAGGCCTCGGCGTGGTAATAGGAGAGCCAGGGTTGCAGCTGCAGCCCCCAGACCGGCTCGTTCGTCTTCTTCAGATTGCCCTCGACGACGGCGGTGACGCGGTGGATCGAACCGAATGTCGGTCCGATCCCGCCAGTCCAGCCGCCATCCATGATGCATGCGGCGAGGTCGCCGACGCGCCAATCCTCGTTGATCGGCGGCAATTGTCCTGTCGGGCGCTTCTTGCGCCTGAAGGGCCAGATCATGCGGCGTCCCTCCCGTCTTCGCGATATGCGTCGGTGATCCGCTCCACGGCGGTGCGGAAATGCTTTTCGTTCCATTCGATGCCGGTGAACTGTTTGCCCGCGCGCATCGCAGCGACGCCGGTCGAACCGGTGCCCATGAACGGATCACAAATTGTCCGGCCGCCCACATTCTTCACGATCTTCGACATCACCGCGTCGGGCTTCACCGTGGGGTGGCTGTAGAGTTTCGAGGGCTGCGACCCGGCGCTGATCCAGCGATGCATGTCATGATGATCGCCGACAGGCGGGAACTCGCGGTTCCACGCGTGAATGTAGGGCTCGGTGTCAGCCAGATAATGCTTGTTCCGATGCGGCGACGGGTTCGGTTTCGCCCAGAAATTGACGACGCAGCGATGGAAGCTGCCATTGAGATAGGGCAGCAGCTCGGGCAGCTGGTCATTGTGGCAAAAGCTCACGACGGCGCCGCACATCAGCGGGTTGATGATCGTGTGATCAAAGCCCTGGTCGAGCCCTTCCTCTACGATCTGGTCGCTGGCGCCGCGTGCTGCGCGGAACGCTCCGCCGCCCGAATTGTCGAACTCATATTGCGGGTCCATCACGAGCACGTCGAACCAGCCGAGCGTGGGCAGCAGCTGGTAAGCGTCGGCCAGGTAGAGCGTGGCGTCGCCGATATGGACGGTAGTGCGGGCGATCACGTGCGCATCTTCCCCCGGCCCGCCTTGTCGGCAGGCCGGGTTCCGGTCATCGTGGACGTTGCAACACCACCACGAAAGGAATCGGCATGGATTACGCCGCGTGGGCAGGCCTTGTCGTCGCCATCGTCGGCGCGCTCGGCGCACAGGCCTACAAGTCTGACCGGAAATGGCGAAGTTTCTTTAATGTCGCGGCGTACGGCGCAGCTGGGGCTGGCACCATCTTTGCCTGTGCCGCCCTGGGGTTGGGCTATGCGTGGATGTTCCCCAAAAAGCTCGAGCAAGCTCTTCTCGGGGCGACATTGCTCGCCGGCATCAGTTTCTCGGCGCTCCTTGTGTTGTGGATCGCATACTGGCTGCGAGAGCCATAGCAAAACCGCCGCACCGCCAGCCGTTGTGACGGCAGCCAAGACCATGCCTGCGAAGATGAATGGCGACACGCATGCGTAGTGCCTCGGGCAGTCGATCATGCCGCCGCGCTTTCGTCATCGGCGCCGAACTCGGCGTGCCGCTTGTCGATGCGCAGCACCGTGAACAACCCGCCAACGCCCAGACCGATGGTGAAGGCGACGGCGCTACAAGCTATCGAAATGAAGAAGGTGCCCATTTCCACTCTCCCCGGAAGGACAAAAATAAAACGAAACGGCTTGGCAGGTGTCAGACCGAAGTGTTAGCTGGTGCAGCAATCAAGCGGCGGGCCAGTATTCCGCCCTGTTCTGAGGTTCTGCATGCGAGCTAACTCATCACGTTAGAGCAATGTACCTGCCCAATGGATGCAGCGATCTGATAGTAGCTGCTGGGCGGAACGAGACTTCCTGTGCACTGATAGATTTTTTGTGCGATTTTACGGCTGGGCAGGGTTTCCCCCTTCGCCGCTCGCGTGATGGTTGACACCGAACAACCGACGTCAGCAGCAAGCGCCGTTGCCGTATTGCCAGGCAAGTCGAGATACTCAGCTAGGGTCATGAGGCTTATTTTGCGCAATATGCAATTTCTGGTCAACGATGAAGTTGCGCAATGCGCCATGGCCGACCACGTGAGGTCGTGCAATTTGCGAAGAATGATAGTCCGCTTGAAGCAGTTCCGTGATCGTCTTGGGCTCACGCTAGAGCAGATGGCGGAGCGTACTCCCTACTCTGTCAGTCAGTTGTCTCGGTGGGAGGCGCACGCAAATAACATTCCTAGCAAGCGCCTTCCCGATTTAGCTCGCATCTACGAATGCAAGGTGTCTGAAATCTTTGCCGATGAGGAAGGTGAAGACATTTCGCCTCTTACGGTGGACCACCTCACTGAAATGCTCCGTATCGCGCAACAGGAGATGTCGGCCGGGACGTCGTTCGCGGACTGGCCGCGAGCCGTTGCGACAAGTCTGTATGAACAGCTAAGGCTGATTCAAGCTGTAGGCGGACTTCGGTTGAGCCCGGCTGCGTTGAAGCCATCCGGCAAAGCCGGTCTATCTCGTGGTACCAATAGTCGACGCGCGCCGGGAGCATAGCGCAGGAAAGATTGCAGATTTTACAGAGCATTTCGCAAGCTGGATATTTTAGTTCCACATCGAACCCCTTTTACTAAAAGGTGGAACGAGATTTTCTCTGAAATATCTGGTTTTGGTCTAAAGGGCGGTCTGATGGCGCATTCGGATATTTTTGATGCTGGTAAGGGGCAACTGGCATGGTCCATTGGGCGCGCGATCAAATATTTGCCTCACGCTTTTGCCGTCTCCGTTATAATGGTTGCGATAGATCCACACTGCATCTCGTTAAGATCAGCTGTTGCTGTGTCGGTTCTGGTATTCTCTGGGATAGTTTTGGTAAATTTCTTCGATAACGGGCGGCAAGTTATCTTCTGGCAATATAATCATCCAAGTGCTTTCTTGGTGAAAGATAGTGCCATATTTCGTAAATTAATCCGACAGAGCTCGGATAAGGCGCCGCTTTATCTCGACTGCACTCCTGATTCAGACGAAATTCGCGTTTACGTAGGCCGGCATTTCGTGGAAGCGATTGCTGGGGGGGACGCCTGGAGGGTGACTGCTGCGGTGGTGGGCGGAAAGAAGGTTCTTGCTCGTTACGTGGAGCTTTCGGGGGGCAAGGGCTGTGTCGTGGTGGGCTTTGAAGGGTACGATCCGAACTATCTGGAACACCGGATGCTGGCGCAGCTGAATGTGGCTTTCGCCAAGGGCTAAGTCGTCATTTTGCGTAACATGCAAATTCCTGCTTGACCGTAAATTGCATATTGCGCAATAACCCTCCCGTAACAACCGGGAGGGACGAATGTCGTCGCACACTGCATCTACCGCATTCTGCACCGCGCCTTCGCCCTTTGGGGCGCTGGCGTCGGTACCCGTCCGCAACGCGACGGACACGGCCGCGCTCGACCGGCTTGATCATCTTTGGCAGCACGTCATGTCGTTCGGCGACGTGTCGGATGCTGCGACCTTCTCGTCCTTCAGCACGGCCTATCGCCTGCTCGAGGCGCAGGCGCTGCGCTTCGGCATGCCCCAGGACTGCGACGACGCCGCTGACTGGGCGGAGCAGTTCCTCACGCGCGTCGCTGCCTCGCCGGCCTTCACGCCTGGCACGGCCGAGTATCGCGCCCGCCTGATCTCGCGCATCTGGCACAAACAGCTGTGGCACGAAGTCGTGATGGTCGCGGCTGGCGTGATCTCGATTGGCCTGCTCTTCTTTGCCATCGCCCGGAGCTTCGCGTCGTGGGCGCTGTAAAGACCGCCCTTGCTGACCAGCCGATCGTCCTTGGCGGCGGGGCGGTGGCGACGTTGCTCGCGCGTGCGCTTGATCGCGTGATGAGCGTGACGATCGACGCGCAGACGGCATCGGGCGAGGAACTGTCCCTCGCGCAGGCCGGCGCACGTGAACAGGCGCTTGAAGCCCTGGAAGCGTGGAGCGCCAGCCGTGGTTGACCTCTCCGCCCTGCAAGCGCCGTTCGCGCCCAATGAGCATAGCTGGCGTGCGCAGCAGGTGTCCCGCGACGGCCGGCGCGCGATGGCGCTGTGCTACATCACGGCGCGCGCGGTGCAGAACCGGCTGGACGATGTGTGTGGCCCGGCAGGCTGGGAGAGCAGCTTTTCCGAGACGGCGGCAGGCCGTGTGATCGCGACCATTGCGATCGACATGGGCACGCGCTGGGTGTCGAAGAGCGACGGCGCGGGCGCGACGGCGATGGAAGGCGAGAAGGGCGGGCTGTCGGGCGCGTTCAAGCGTGCCGCCGTTATGTGGGGCATCGGACGCTACCTCTATGAGTTTCCAGCTGTCTGGGCCGAGTGTGAGAGCTACGAGCGCAACGGCAAGCATGTGTGGAAGTGCTGGACCGGCGCAGGAATCGGCGAACTGGAGCGCGCACTGCGCAACCTGCTCGATCGCATGAATAACCAGCCGACGGGAGAGCCCGTTCGGGTCGCAGGGCGGCGGGCGCAGGAATTGCTCCCGCCGCCCAATAACGCCGGCATCGGCCTGGCGCCGGCGTTCCGCCAGCCGCTCGTGGTCAAGGAACTGATCGACGGCCTGCCCAAGGCGATGCTCGACGGACGGGCGGAGCAGTTCTGGACGAAGCACTGGCGTGACGTGCCCGAGATGTGGCGCCCGTTCGTCATGGCCGAGCGCGATCGCCTCAAGCACGAGGCAGGGCTGTGATCGGCCGGCCGCGCGGCAAGGAGCTCGAGCCGCTCCCACGGAAAGGGCGTGATCATTGGGGTCAGGTCCATGTCGTCGCCGATCAGCGCAAGCCGCTGCCGCGCATCATCCCCCAGTCGCAGAGGAAGCGCTGATGTCATCCAATATTCACTTCGCGCGACCGGTCATGACCTTGATGCGCTGTGAGACGGTCAAACCGATGGTGCTGGAGCGCCTGTCTTCGAGCGGGATCGAAGATGACGCGGGCGCTGCTGGTGTCGGCGTTGATGTCGTTGACGGTGAGCCGATGCTGTTCGTGTCGCTGCACACTGGAGAGCGCGACGCACTGTTCGCCCGCTTCGACCTGGACGGCGCGCAGGCCTTCGTCGGCCTGCTGATCCGCACGCTTGGTGATTTTGCCCGCAACGGCGGTGGCGCGCCTGCGGAGCGCATGAATTGACGAGCCCCCAAAGCCTCGGACGCCACGCCCCCGGCGTCACCTACCCCCCAATAGCTGGGCCGGCCGTCGAGGCCGGTCGGTCCAGCACCCTCGCGAGCAATAGGACGGCGGCATAATGGCGCAGGCATATCCCCTTGCATGGCCGATCGGCATCCCGCGCACCGACGCCGGCCGCCGCGGTGCATCGCAATTCAAGACGGCACTCGACCCGGCGCTCAAGAACGTGAGCAATTCGCTCCGTCGATTCGGCGAGGCTACCGGAAAGACGGTCAGCAACATCGTCATCTCGACTAACTACACGCTGGGCGATCGGAGCCCGCGTGATCCTGGCGTCGCAGTCTGGTTCCTGTGGGATGGTAGCGAGCGCTGCATCGCCGTCGATCGATATCCGAAGATAGAACACAACCTGCAGGCGATCCACCACGTGCTTGAGGCGCGGATCGTTGAGGCACGCCATGGCGGCCTGCAGATCGTGCGTCAGACCTTTACCGGGTTCGTCGCGCTGCCGTCGCCCGAGATGTTCGGCGGTAAGACGCCGGGCCAGTTGCTGGGGCTTGATGTACCAGGGCGGATGTACACCCGCGACGAAATCGTCGCAGCCCACCGCGAGCTTGCGAAAGCGGCGCATCCCGACCGTGCGGGCGAGGGCGGGGACATGGCGGTGCTGAACGCCGCGCGCGACGCGATGCTGAAAGGATTGCCGCTATGACCTCTGCCATTGACCAGCATGTGCTTTCCGGCGTGATCGAGCTGGCCGAAGAGGCTCTGGATACGAAGGTGGGGCTCGGCTCGATCCGGCAGATCGATCGCGACGACCTGTCCGTGCTCATCGCGGCGGCGCGCACCGTTCTCGTCGCTGCTCCGGGGCATGATCTCGTCGAGCACGTCGCAGGGCTGATCGCAGACGAGACGGGCGGCGACTTCGGGGCGCCTGGCGCCGAGGAGCGCGATGCGGCCGAGCGCGTCATTTCCTACTTCGCCGAGCGTTGGCACCCTATGGACCAGCCGCCGTGCGTGGATGAAGGTCGCGAACTGCGCGTCATCGCATGCTGGAAGAGCAATGACGGGTTGGCACGCGTCGCGTCTGGCGAGATCTACTATCTCAACCGCGTCCATCTCGATTGGGACGAGGAAGGTCGTAAGGCTGAGGTCTGCGCCGCCGATGGCACCTGTTCGGGCTGGTTCGAGCGCTATGAGGGCGCGGACGGCGGCGTGACGTTTGAGCCCATATCGGATCAGTTCGTCACGCACCTGGCCTGGACTGACATGCCGATCATGCCGGAAGCTAGCCGTGGCTGATCGCACCACAATCGAATGGACCGATGCGAGCTGGACCCCGGTCAAGGGCTGCTCGCGGGCGTCGCGCGGCTGCATCAACTGCTATGCCGAGATCATGGCCGCGCGCTTCTCGCAGCTGGGCATGTGGGGCGAGGGCCTGGCGCAGATCGTCACGACGCCGTCTGGCAAGGATCATCGTTGGACGGGCGTCACCCGCTTCGACGCGAACGAGCTCGCCCAGCCGCTGCGGTGGAAGAAGGCGCGTCGCATCTTCGTGTGCTCGACGTCCGACCTTTTCCACGAGAGCGTGCCTGACGAATGGATCGATCAGTGCTTCGCCATTATGGCCATGTGCCCACAGCACACGTTCCAGGTGCTGACGAAGCGTGCCGACCGTATGCGTCGTTACCTGTCGGCGCCGGACCAGGCCCGCCGCGTGAGCGATATCGTCAACGCGTGGCCAGCCGCCGCTATCGGACATGGCAACGAGTTCACCGCCGATTTTCGATTGCTGGCCGGCGAGCCGCTGCCCAATGTGTGGCTTGGCATCTCCGCCGAGGATCAGAAGCACTATGACGAGCGCTGGTCGGTGCTGGCGAAGGTGCCGGCCGCCGTCCGCTGGGTGAGCGCCGAGCCGCTCCTCGGCCATCTCGACATCCTGGCCCACGCCGCCTTGCCCCATTGGGTCGTTGCCGGCGGCGAGAGCGGGCCGGGTGCCCGGCCGATGCATCCCGACTGGGCCCGTAGCCTGCGCGATCAGTGCGCAGCGGTCGGGATCGCCTTTCTGTTCAAGCAGTGGGGCGCGTGGGCTGCTGAGGGGCAGCGAACGGCAGAGCCTGTGCGCCTCAACCTGCATCGCCGTCGATGGTGCACCTTTGAGGATGGCGAGGACCGCTACGCACGCATGGCCGCTGCCATGCACCCCATCGGCAAGAAGAAGGCGGGACGCTTCCTCGACGGCGCGCTCCACGATGCAATGCCGGAGGCAGCGCATGTCAGATAATCTCACGCTGCAGCAATTGGGCCAACCAGACCTTGGCGGCCCAAACGTCATCACCGCGCGCTGCGGTAGCAACGCCTGCAGGCACGAGTGGATCGTCGCTCATCTCCCGATGCCGCTCGACAAGGCGGCGATGCTGATGGCGCGCGCCGCCTGCCCGAAATGCGCTCACGAGCGTCCGGAGCTGGCCCATGACTAAGCCCGTCATCCTCGTCGCCGGCCTCGGCCGCTGCGGATCGTCGCTTGTCATGCAGATGCTGAGCGCAGCCGACGTGCAGACGATAGGGACGTATCCAGCGTTCGAAGATCGCGTGACAGCGGAGTTGCCGGCGATCGACGCGCAGCGCGAGTTTTTCGCCCGCTGCCCTGGGCACGCCGTCAAACTGCTGGATCCGCATCTGCACCAGCCGCCGATCGGCTTGAGCTACCGCACGATATTTCTGACCCGGCATCCAGCCGAGCAGGCAAAGAGCATGCTCAAGCTGATCGGCGAGCGGAGCGACCGGAGGGCGCGGCGGGCGATGGAGCACAGCGTGCGACGCGACACTGGCCGCGCGCGCGAGGCCGTGATCCGTATCGGCGATGGCCGATTCTACAACATGCCCTTTGAGCATCTGATCCACGATCCCCTTGGCGCTGCCGAGGCCATTGCGAAATGGGTGTGGAACGGGCGCTACGAGCTGCTCGACATCGAGAAAATGGCGCGCTGCGTGCGGCGCCGGCCGGCCACCTGTCTTCCCTACATGCTTGAAATGGAGCTTCTGCCCCATGGCTGACCTGTTCGACCAGGCGGTGACCTTCGTTCGGTCGCCCAAGTATATCGAGATCACGCCGCGCCAGCTCGCCATCATGGGCGTCGCGATGAGCGAGCGCTACCCGCTCCGCGTGCGGGACATGGCGATGTCGCTTAACGTCTCTAAGCCCGTGGTATCGCGGGCACTCGACGTGTTGGAGGGGCACGGCTTCGTCGAGCGTCGCCGCGGCGAGGACGGGCGGGATCGGTTCATCGTCGTTACAGACGCGGGCGTTGCGTTTCGCCGCTCGATTGGCGGGCAAGCATGATCCCCGACCGCGCCATAAGCGTCCGCGCGCCTTGGTGGACAGCAATCCTCCATCTGGGCAAGGACATCGAGAACCGGCCGCGCCATTGGCACTACCGGGGCCGCGTCTGGCTGCATGCCAGCTCGTGGTGGAACGCCAAGGCCGTGCAGGAAGAATGGTGGGACACCGTCCGCCCTTGCTACATGGCGTCGCCGGCATGGAATCGGCCGCGCCCGGATGTCGGCAGCTGGCTCAAGATGAAGGACGGCTGCGGCGCGATCGTCGGCAGTGTCGAGCTGTGCGGTTCGGTCGAGCAAAGCAGCAGCCCGTGGTTCTTCGGACCGGTCGGCATCAAGCTCGCCCAGCCGGTGGCGCTGAAGACGCCGGTGCCGTGCAAAGGCGCGCTTGGCCTGTTCCGCTTGCCGCCCGATGTCATGGAGGTGCTGGCTCATGCAAAATGACCTCGCACAGACCATCGCCGGCATCATCGATCCTCCCGCATGGACTGATCGTGCCGAACTGCGCGCCGCCGGCCGCTACGTGCTCCCGGAATCGGAGCGCACGCGCAAAATGGACGAGCAGCGTCGAGCGACATCGCTGAAGCGGGCGAAGGCGATCCTCGCTGCCATTGCCGCTCATATCGGCGGTGATAGGGAGGACCCTCGCGATGCGTGACGGTGTCCGCGTGTGCCGCGACTTGATCGACGTGCGCCACGAATATCTGCAGGCTGACGGACGCTGGATGGCGGGCAAGTGCGCGATCGACGGCTGGTGCCGTGATTGCAACGCCGATGGCGAGGTGCCGCCAGCCGAATTCATCGCTGTGGCCTTTCGCGCTGGCCAGCACGATCTGCGGGCGGCCCGCACGATTGTTGCGGCGCACCTGCACATTCCGTTCAACGACGCGACTGATGACCGTCCGATGGTGGCGACGCCGTTCCGCCGTCTGTGGATTGCCTATCACCTCCAGATCATCCGTGGCCAGGAGGTCGACGACGAGGCCGCCCTTTCAGCCCAGACGATCGGGGACATGATCGCGCTCGTTCCGGAGCCAGCGAAGGAACCCTCATCATGAGCAAACGCAGCGTGGGCGGGCAGGCGCCATTCTGGCCGAGGATGCTCAAAAAGGCATCCGTATGTGCCTATCTGGAGCTGTCCGCCGCCGAGATCGAGCGCGAAATTGCGGGCGGGCGCCTTCCGCATCCTGTCGTCCTCGGCAATAGTCTCCACTGGAGCCGCGCCGAGATCGACGCCTATCTGGAGCGCCTGACCGGTGAAACTGATGCGCCGGATGACTGGCGCAAGGGAACGAAGCTATATGCCCAAGGGTAAGGCCATCCCCTACGTCAAACGGACGAAAGCCAAGGGACGATTCTACTACTATTTCGACACCGGACAGGTGAACGAAAAGGGCAAGCCTGTCTGGAAAAAGCTGCCTGCGCCAAGCGACCGCAATTTCGGCGGAACCTATGCCGCGTTGATGGGGCATCGCACGCGGCGGGCGAACGTGAAGGCGGAACTGACGCTGAAGGCGTTGATCGACCTTTACCAGGCAAGTGAGACCTTCAAGAAGAAGGCTGCCTCGACGAAGCGACTCTACGAGCTCTATCAGGGCGAACTTGTCGACAAGCTCGGCACTGCCCCGGCCCAGCGGCTTGAGCGCAAGGATATCGTCCTGCTGCTCGACAAGATGGCGGACCGGCCGGGGGCGGCGAACATGGTGCAGCGCGCGGGTGGCGCCGCCTATAGCTGGGCGCGTCGGCGCGGGCATGTGACGAACGATCCCTTCGCCGACATCGAGGAGATGGCAACGGGCGAGCACCAGCCGTGGCCCGACGAAGTGTTGGCGAAAGCGCTGGCGAGCGAGGACGGGTTTGTCCGCCTGTGCGTTCACCTGCTCTACTACACCGCGCAGCGTATCGGCGACGTCGCGGCGCTGACCTGGCGCGACATCGTTGGCGACACGATCTCGCTAACCCAGAAGAAGACGGGCAAGGCGCTGGAGATCCCGATCCACGCCGAACTGGCGAAGGAACTGTCGCGTCATGAGCGCAGCCTGTCCACGATCATTCCCGGCAAACCGACCGAAGGGAAGAACAACAAGATCCGGCTTGCCATCCAGGCGGTCTGCGCACCGGTGAAGGTGGTACCGCACGGCCTGCGCAAGAACGCGGTCAACTCGCTGCTGGAAGCAGGCTGCAGCACCGGCGAGACGGCGGCTATCAGCGGACAGTCGCTCCAGATGGTGGAATATTATGCGCGGCAGCGGTCGCAGAAAAAGCTGGGACAGGCGGCCATGCTCAAGTGGCAGCGGAAACGCAATTAGAACGGAAGCGAAACCTTCAAACTCCTTCAAACCCCCTATTTCTCACCCGAGGACTTGCCCATGTGGTTAACCAAACCGTAACCATGGCCCATGGATTCGCCGATCTTCCCGTCGCCCGCCCTTGACCGTCGCGCCTGGCCGATGGGTGGCCAGCTCGATTATTGGCAGGCCCCCGACGGCTGGCCGATCCGCCGCTATCAGCTGGGCGCTGGTACGCGTGGTCGGATGCTGATCCTCAACGGTCGCGGCGACATGATCGAGAAATATCTGGAGGTGATCCACCACTGGGCGCAGCGGGGCTGGGCGGTGACCAGTTTCGACTGGCGCGGGCAGGGTGGGTCGGGCCGGCTGACCGATGATCCGCTGTGCGGCCATATCGACGACTTCGCCCGGTGGATTGGTGATTTGCGCGCGCTTTCAAATGATTGGCGAGCGGAGGGCCGTGGCCCGACAGTCATGTTGGGCCACAGCATGGGCGGGCATATGCTGTTGCGGGCGCTGGC